CGGTGGCCGATACTGTTACTTATTGTCATTACAACGCTTTGAATAATTTTTCTTCATGCCTCGTGCTCACTTCGACGTATCCAAGTGACCTCATGTATTCTTTCAGCTCCTGTTCGTTGACTGCACATTGTTGCATGTTTTCCGGGACCCATTCCATCTGGATGACCGGTTTGTACTTTTCAATGGTTTTTTGCCCACCCTCGAGCACGTGGTATTCCCAGCCCTCTGTATCTATTTTCATGAAATGTAGGGGTCTGTCGACGTCATAGAAATGTTGGTCGAGAGTTTGTGTTTGAATTTCAACCGGTACCACGTCATCGAAACGTTTGGGTGTTTCACCCAGGGTGTGTAAGCCGTTGTGACTGGCAGACGTGTTCAAGGTACTCGTACCGGAAACGTTCGAGAGTGCCACGTTGAATGTCTTTACATTTTTCAAACCATTCAATTCTATGTTGTCCAAAAGACAAGTATAACTTTTCTTGAATGGTTCGAAAGAATAAAATGTCGACTTTGGAAGGTACTTAGCAAACAGTGTATAACTTCCGGACTGTGCCCCAACGTCGGCGATGTTGAACTCCCCATCCGGATCAATTTGTGAAAAGAATTGATGGATAGACGGAGTTTCCCACATGGTCATATCACGTTGGAAAGTATATGGTGTCACCTCAGTAGTTTCATTTGTGACTTTGATTGGATATCGTTCATCATTGAAATAATAATAATCCATGATTTCTAAAAATATATAGACTAGAACTTTTAAGTTACAGATCTAATTCAAACCAAGAAGATCAAACCGACCTGAGTACCAACCATTCCAAGTCTTTGGGTATATACGGATCGATGTGGTATCTACCGGAGTGTTGAAAGGAACCCAAACCGTCGAGTCCTTATCACCCAAACCTGAATATTTGAAACCATCATCAACGTCCTTCCACTGTCCTTCGTCTAAATATTTGGCTGTGAAAGAGGTAATCCATTGCCAGTGCCACGACGAAGCCGGATCATTCCCTTCGCCACGACCCTGAAGTGCGACACCGGCGACTTTAGTTCGGTTGTTCAACTGCATTTCATACCACTCACTACCATCATCCGGGGCACCATTTTTTGGGTGCCACCCAGTATTACTATCCAAGACACCTTTATTAGGATGCCAGTTGGGATCGTCGTTATTGTTCCACCATGAAGAGGCTACCCTTTTCGTAGGTGGAATGTTAAGGAGTTTCAGTGAAGATTTTTTCAAAGTTGAATTAGTGATGAGACCGGCACGTAAAGACATGTGGTTGTTGAAAGTCTGTGGATAAATCCTGATGTATCTCGTGGTTACCGGGCTAGCAAATTTTACTTCAACAAGTGTGTCAGAATCAGTATTGCCCGTGAATGTTGCACCCCCATCAACATCTTTCCAAACACCGGCGACGTAATATTTCACCTTAAATGTCGTGACCCACTGACTATGTCCACTCAATCGTCCCTTTATGGCAACACCAACAATTTCAGCTATCTTTCCGTTATCCATCTGGTACCACTTACCAACGGTGTTTGTATTGGCTGCCCAAAGATCCCCATCAAGGTGCCCCTGGTTGTGAGCTTTCATCGTTTCTCTACTACTACCATGACCCAAACCCCATGGAGTAGACGATGTTCTGAATTCCGGTGGAACGTCAACCACTACAGGTGGTCCTGGAGGAGGACCCTGTTCCGGACCACTCTCCTCACTCACTCCACGACTGACGAAAAAACCGCCAGCAGCGGATGATGAACAGCAGCACGACATACAAAAAACCATCAACAATACAATAAAGGTAGATGACTTCATGTTTAAAATAGAAGCACATTTTTATTTCCGGAACACCCATAATTTTTTAATCGAGAATGAAATGGGAAAAAGTTATTTTTGAATCACAACCGGAATGTCGCACAAGGTGGATTGTCGTGCTAAATCATAAATCCTGTGTATGTATATTGGGTTGCGGGATTCCACGATATACATTAAATTAAACCGCCGCCAGGTAACGTAGCTTTGAAGCAAGAGGTTCAAAACCCCGGCTAACAAAAAAAGTAACAACAAGCAAGAGTGAGGATCAAAACCGTGACTTCGGTCACACCCCCCTTTTTTATCCTCAGATCATCGCCACGCTATGTCCTTCAGGTGGATACCGGAACCGTGCACGTGCAACACCGACGTACCGTGCACTGCTAAGGTACTCCGGGAACATTTCAAGAACACCTACTTTGCTTGTGGACCCGTCGAAGTCGGACCGGATCTTGAAGCGATCGAACAGTATCTTTCAAAACTGACAGATCGTGAGGTCGAGGTAGTTCAGCCACCTGCACGAGTTGAAAAATGTCACCAATGGAGAAAATATGGAACTAAATACGGAAAAAACAATATACAAAGAGAATATTACAAGTGTAGGTTATGTGACATGAGAAAAAGAGTTCAATTGAAAAATAATATTGAAATTGATTGTAATGTTGGACACAAAAAATAGTTTCGAAATTTCAGTATTTTTTTTTTCAGGAAGTGTGTAAAAAAATTTTGGGTGACGTCACTTTTCGACGCACAAGGATGGACCCCCTTCGCAAAAGTTATAATGCAACAAGTGTCAGGGACCTGATCAGGCAGGTCAATACACAGAGTAGTTCGAACACTGTTGCAGTGTGGAATGGAAAAAAAATATCTGGTAAATAATAATAATGGTCTCATCCTTTAACTTCTCTGATGTTGGATATCCGGAGCGTGCTGATTGTCTCAGTGCTTACAAGATGAAAAAATATGTTGATGAAAGTTCGAAACCTGAAGCCATGGATTATGTGAATCCGAATCATTCTTCAAACAAGTGTAAACTCAAGGGTGGACATCTTTCATTCGATGTTCTCACTCAGAATTCTGACGTCCAAAAACACAAGGAAGCCTGGTGTCAGTACCAACCTTTGAAATGTGTTACCGATGGCGTCAGTCAACTAGTACAGGGAGAAGAGCAACAGGAACAAATAGTTGAACAACAACAACAACCAGTGCAGCAAACAAACAATAATAACACCGGTGTTGCATTTTTATCATCGTCTTCATCCTCGGTGTTGTGCATGTTCATGTTGTTCATGATGATGATGAGTCGTCGATAGTTTATACAATGTTATTCACAAGATAGTTGATTAGATTTTCTGTCGTGTCTCCTAAATCCCCCTCAGCGACACCTACGTGTAGTAGTGGAACCATACTCGACGCGACGTGAGCCGGTTTTCCAAAACATCCCTTCTCAACCAGAGCCCACAATAGTTTGAAGTTTTTCAAATCACCTTTTGTGTATAAATTCACAAGAAGTTTTGTACACAAAGGATCTACCTCATTTTTCACACAACGACGGCGTTTGTTTTGCATCTCCGGTACTACACACGTAGGGTCTTCTATACTTTGTTGCCCGGTGCTTCTCCCAAAAACAATCACAGTGATACCACGCGTTTATGTATGGTGGTAGTGAAATCTTTTTTCCTAGGTCTTTCGTCTTACGTGGCAGGGAGATCCGACGTTCACCCTTGTTGATCGATTCGTGACAGCGGACACACTTAGCGCTTTTCACGGAACGAGAGTCTTCCACGTGAGTGTAACGTGCTTCACCGGGTTTCGATTTCTCCCAGATCACCTGCGAGTTGCGACGGATCACCGTGAGGCTCATTGTGACGGGCACACATTGGGCACCCCGGTAACCATCCACAAAAAATACAGAAATTTTTGTATTTATATCAAATCTTTTCAATGTAACAAAACGTATCTTTACTTTTTATCAAAGTACGAACCCAGTCTCCATCAACAATCTCGTCCTCACACAATTTTTGTTTCAACATCTCCAACTCCACCCGGTGAATGTCCAACAAAGCCTTCACGTCGGCATAACATTCCTGAACGATCCGGTTGACCTCACGGTCCACCTGACGGGCACTCAAAACACTCATGTCTTGGTAGTCAACACCAAAGTATTTATCCGTGAATGACCACCCGGTGACCATCTCACGAACCAAAAGGTTGACCTGCTTCAAATCCTGACTCGCACCGGTGGTGATCCCACCTGAACCGTATATGATCTCCTCAGCAGCGCGACCACCGAGGAGTACACGCACCTGGTTGATGTAGTACGTCTTCGTGTTCAACAATCCCTCCTCCCTCGGTGAAAAGAAAGTCACACCACCGGCATCACCACGGGGAATTATGGAAACTTTCCGGAGTTCGTCGTAATCATCTTCGTACAAAATACCAACAATGGCGTGACCGGATTCGTGGTAAGCCACCAAGTCCTTCTTCTCCTGACTGAAAATTGTGTCCCCCTTCGCACCGATGATCGCGCGCTGGTACACCTCCTCCAGAATCTCCGTGTCGATGATGCCGTTCTTCCCGTCTCGGACGGAACGGATGGCGCTCTCGTTCATCAAATTTGCCAGGTCAGCACCGGAGAAACCAGTAGTACAAGTAGCCCACGCGGATAAGTCCACATCCGGTGACAACTTCTTGTCCCTCGAGTGCACCTCGAGGATTCTCTCGCGACCGTCCTTCCCGGGCAGGGACACCTGAATCTTACGGTCAAATCTTCCGGGACGGAGGAGGGCGTCGTCGAGGGTGTCCGGTCGGTTCGTGGCAGCCAACACGATGACACCGGTGTCCGAGGCGAAACCGTCCATCTCCACCAAAAGTTGGTTGATGGTCTGCTCACGCTCGTCGTTCGAGGCAAAAGCGCCGTTCCCACGCTTCTTACCAATCGCATCAATCTCATCGATGAAAATGATGCTCGGTTGGTTCTGCTTGGCAATCTCGAACAAATCACGAATTCTTTTCGCCCCGACGCCCACAAACATCTCCACAAAGTTGGAACCGGAACACTCAATGAAAGGACAGTCCGCCTCACCGGCGATGGCTTTAGCCAGGAGGGTCTTCCCACACCCCGGTGGACCCGTGAGGAGGGCACCGCGTGGCACGCGCGCACCAGAGTCCGCGTACGTTTCCGGGTGGCGGAGGAAATCCACAATCTCCTCCAACTCACCCTTCGCAGAATCGATTCCCTCGACATCCGTGAAACGTGTTTCGACTTCCTGAGCCACGGTGAAGTTGTTCGGCATCATAGGTCCAGACATTTGGGCACCAACCAAAGTCCGGAAAATGAAAGAACCCAAGAGGACGATCCAAAAGATGGACATGAAATCCAACCCGGCTTCTTCCACTGGAATAAAGTTCACCGTGGCGTCAGTCTGATCCGTCATGATTTTCCAAAATTCTTGGTTTTGAACAATCTGACTCACGCCGTAGTTACCATCTTTGTCCGTGAAAACAGCCACACCGGTGCTGGTCGAGGGAAGATACACCTCCTTGATTTCCTTCTTCTGGACACCACGGACCAAGTCAGAGTAAGACACGGTACCGAGGTCTTTATTTTTACTTGTCAAAGGGGGAGCCTTCAACGAAAATTTATCGAAAATTGTATTCATCTTACAAAAAGGGGGGAAATTAATTAAGCCCGTTCACCACGGATTCGACGCGCTAACTGCATGTCTTTGGGCATGATGGTCACGCGCCGGGCGTGGATCGCACACAGGTTCGTGTCCTCGAAGAGCGACGTGAGGTACGCCTCCGCCGCCTCTTGCAGGGCGAGGACCGCCGTAGACTGGAAACGTAAGTCGTTCTTATAGTTGGTGGCGATCTCACGGACGAGACGCTGGAAGGGCATCTTACGTAGAAGGAGTTCCGTCGACTTTTGGTACTTGCGGATCTCACGGAGGGCAATCGTGCCCGGACGGTAGCGGTGGGGCTTCTTGACGCCACCCGCGGCGGTGGGGTGCGCCTTGCGGGCAGCCTTCGTCGCGAGCTGCTTCCGGGGTGCCTTGCCCCCGGTCGACTTTCGTGCGGTCTGTTTCGTGCGCGCCATTGTGTGGCGTCGCGGTTAGGTTATTTTTTGGTGTTCACTTGAAATTTTTGTATTTTTCCTCACAACACGACACGCAAAACATGAAAGAAAAGTGTTGCTTTCCAGACTGCAACAAACCACTCACGAAAGACGACGCTCACGACGCACGACCGTGTCACACGGGAAGGTGCTGCACGCAGTGTAACAGGCGCGTCACGCAGGCTCGACTCCGGTTGAGCGCGCAACGATCGATGGATCTCGTTTCGAACTTGTGCGATGAATAGAAATCTTGTTGTGATACATAATCAGCGCGCTAAAAAAGTATCAATTACATAAATCGCGTCCGGATCCCGGGTCAACTCCGCCCCGCACTCGATCACGCGCAGCAACTCAACCTCACGTATCTTTTCGTACACCTCCTTGAACACCGGACAAATGTTCGAAAGGTGCCACGCTAACATCTTCAAAGGGTAGTTAAAAGCCCGGTTCTCTGTGCCCTCCCTCGTGGTCGTCCGGGTGCGCATCTCAAATTTCTGTATTTTTTCGTCAGTGAAAAAAAAAGATTCACTCGGCACCCTCCCTTCACAATGCGACACTATGAAAACACCCCCCTTCGTGCTTCGGGCGACGCCCACGGAACAGGAAGCGTGGAAACTCCTCGACGACGGTGAAAGTGACAAGGTGCTCACCGATGACAAGTACAAGACCCCGCTCGTTCTCGATATGGCGGTCTACTTGCGCGACGCGACAGTTTTACGTAAGATGATCGACAAGGGGTTTGATTTCACAGTAGAGTCCGGTTTGACGGCTGTCATAAATAACGACGAGAAGTGTCTCGAGGTTCTCGTGAAAGAAAATGGACTGATTCACGAAGATCTACCGGAGTATGCAGCCAGGTGTGGGCACCTAAAAATTCTCAAGTATTTAGTCAAACATGGGTGTGTGCTCCCGGATCTATTGAAGCACGAAAAAAACTATCCGGAAAAGATTCGAAATTTTTTACACAAGGACATAGATAAATTACACACGCTAGCGGAAATGATTTTCGAAAGGAAAGAAAAGTTCAAAGACAAAGATTACATTCTCATGTGCAACGTTCTCAAGAAAGGTTTTAAGAATCCTTTCATGAGAAGATTTATTTTGAGAAATTTTAAAAAACTTTTATGTAATGCTTACAATAGATGAGTCTCAGTCTCGAAGACCAACCAAAAAAGGTTCAGTACCTGACTGTCGACAGTAACTTTGTGAACGGCACCAACAACACGTTCTCCCTCGACTTTACACTGGAGTCCAACACACACATCCAAGGTCTGTCAAAGGTGTGCGGGGTCAAAGTCGTGGAATTTTACGTCACACAGATCGGTGCGAATGATTCCAACCTCAACACGAACGTAGCCAAGTTCATAGATGTCGTGTGCCCGGAAATACCAACCTCGGGTCAGATCTTAGATGAGAGAAATTCTAAAATTCTTACCAGGGTGCCACTCGAGAGACACTTTTCCGGTGGAACCAATAATATTCTCATCAGGGACAAACAATGGAAACCGTTTCAAAGAAAAATTAATTTTTTCAATCCCATATCCATCAAGAAACTAAACTTTCAACTTTATGAATACCAAGACGATGGTGACTATCTCTTACTCAACCCACTATGTAAGTGGCACATGATACTGGAGATACACACCATTGACGTGAAACAAAAACCAAAAGACAAGGAGGCACAAATCCTCGTCGCGCTCGAAAAACTTCTCAACAAGATTGATGTCCTCAATGAAAATGTGAGAAAGTTACCGGAGAAACCACCGGAGACCGAGAGGAAAAAATACCCCTTCAGTTACCTAGTGTACTTCATCGGAACAATTATCATGTCATACATTCTCTACGTGAACAAATTCTTTGGTGGAACGCCCCAACCCATGATGTGATCAAGCGTTTATATTACGACCGAGACTCAAAGCCGCTATGATAAGAATACATGTGCACGAGACAGAGGAGGACAAAAAAGCAGTGCCACCGGCACCGTATGTCAAAATTTTCTTTTCTTCGTAATCTTCCTCCACCGGACCTTGTGATGTTTCACCATCCTGTTGACCACCATCTTGTTGGATGGAACAGTCCATCTCGATGCCACTACCGACCAAGTTTCCACCAACGTTTACTTCTTGGATACAAAAGTCAAGATTTAAAGCACAATCTGGTCGCTGGTCCGGTATAAACGTGTCAGAAGAATTAGCACAGACCTTCCCGAGACAATGTTTACGAGCATCCAATGCATGCCTCGCGAGTGTCCCAGATTTGCTGTCCGGTAAATCTTTCACAATCAAATCGTGTTCAACTTGTGTAGTGGAACATCCGGCTGCAGACGGGTCCGTCTCGCAAACACCCACAATGTTGTTGTAGCACCTGCACCAGTTGTCTTTCTTATTGTCGGCGCAAAATTCACCTGCAAGTTGTTCATACATGCTAGTACCAATCGTAGTGGCGTCACACGTCCTGTCAGACTTGATCCTACCATTTGCAACGCAGAAGGGCCCGACGACCTCCGGTTTTCGATCTCTACATTTGGTACCTACGGCAACGTAGTTTGCATTTTCCGGATCGTCGCACTTTGCAATTTCCGCCTGGTAAGCTTCATTTAGTGCAGCCGCAACTTTCGCTGCTACGGATGACATATACTATATTTCAATAAATTTTATTCGTCATTTTGGGATGCACGAAGATCTAGATCACTTGATCGTCACCGGTGACGTCACCGGGCTACTCACGCTCCGGCGCACGAGGGGGTGGGCGGGCGTGTACGAACGTACCCTCTTCCACCGTCACTGGCGACTCCTGTATTGGCTGTATGAACAAGGCTGCGCGGAGCCGGACGATCCGTACCTGGTGATCTCCGTGATCGAGCAACTCGAGGACGTCTTTGACCAGGATCTCGCCATGTGCCTCAAGGTGATCACGGAACACAAACAGAGAAGACCTAGGTCACAGAAGAGACCGGTGCACTGGAAGGCGAGGTACGCGCGATGCCTGGAAGACGACACCCACCCACGGGGGATCTTCGTGTCAAAATAATGTACAAGTATAACAGGATGTCAACACCCCTGCCCGTTGTAAACTACGCGCGCTTGTCAAGAATAGAGGCACCGGAGACACCAAAGTTTCAGATGAATTTAAATAACATATGTATAATCGTTATATGCTTATCAGCTCTTGGTCTTTACAAACGCTACAAAGATATCAGTCATAAGCGTGAACAATTGAATGCTTTAACGCTTTAGCCGGTTCGAGGTAGATGTCACGCTTCATGAGTCTGTCCAACTTTTTGTCCGGGATGGTGGTCTTCGTCTTGTAGACGTTCCGGATCATCTTCATGAATTTCTCACACGTCTTCATCTCGTCCTTCATCTCCTCGTACTTGCCCCACATGCCACTGCTAAGCTGGTGGATCAAGAGGTAGGCATTCTTAGCGATCCGTCTCTCCTGTCCACCGAGGAGCATGAACGTCGCCGCGCTGCAGCACGCACCTTGGGCGATGGTGACCACCCGGACGCGACTTTTTTCCAGAAGGTTCATCAGACTGAAACCACAGAAGAGATCTCCGCCCTCGGAACAGATGTTCACTCGAACTTCCGGTTCGTAGTTCAGGATCTCAGCGGAAATTTTCAACAATTGCTGCTCAACCCTCTTAAATTTTTCCACGAATTCAAGAGTGTTCTCGTTGTTGATCTCACCGTAGTAGAACATCTCATTGCCGATGACCTTGACGACCTCGACCTCTTCTTCTTCAGATTCGTGATTTCCGTTAAGTACCAGCATCCTTCAGTTTCTTCTTAACATAAGATACGTCCCTTGGCTTTAATTTAGACATCAAACACAAATGGTTCATCACGTCGAAAGATTGGGGGGAAATTTTGTAGGAGAGGAGGGGGTCTATGTTTTTAAGGGAAGCGTACTTTTGGAGAAGACAAAGTTCATCGTTTGAGAGGCGCACCTGGACCCCGGAAAAATTCGAGATGTCTTTGATCTTCTGCGCGCGCATACGCATGTTTCCGTGCTTCGTCCAACTGCTACCGGGTTTTATTTTTTCCTTCTTCAAGGGCATGCCCATGTAGTGTTTGGGAATACGCAAAGCCGCGTTCACAAAGTAAGGCATCAACTCCCACGTGCCCTCGTGGTACATCACGGTGTCGAACAAGTCCGACTCGCTGAAACTTTTCGCCAACTTGACCATGTTCACCCCGGGTGAATACAGGTAGTTGTTGGAAAACACGTCCCACATGTGTCCGTGCTCGTAGACGTAGTCGAGATTGTATTGACTCTCGACGTTGGAAAGTAAATCGTGAATAATTTCTTTGGGTGACAAAAACAAATCGTGAATGTCGAACCCGTCGTTGTATGTCAGAAAGTTCCGGATGTTCCCTTTGCTTCGCAACGCCGCGTCCATGCTGAACTTTGTTGGGGTCAAGAGCGCCAACCGGTCCGGGGGATGCGGGGGGATGATGATGTTTGAAAAGTTTGGGAGCATGAACATCTTGTTCGAAGTCACCACCAGGGACCCTTTGCGGGTGAGGCGCTCCCCACCGGACACCCTCTCCACCAAGGTTTTAAACTCACTGTCGTAATCGTCCAACACCAAATGTTTGTCACTGTTCCGGATCAAATCTAAAAAATTATTCTTCGACTTCACGTGCTCCGGTAACAGCTCGACGCATCCCCCGTCACACATGAGTTGATTGACCACGTAGGTCTTCCCGACCCCGGTAGCACCCGTGATGAACACATTCTTCCCTTCGGACAGGAGCGACTTCAGACGCTCGATGATCTGGGTGTGAAGGTTCACGTCGTCCACCGATTCTTTTTTTTCCTCGACGATTTTAATGAAAGCCTCCATCGATCTTACTAATCAGGCGATAGATATGATGCTGAAAAATGACGCACTCAACGAGAGAGTAATTACACCATTAAAGAAAAAATTATTTCCCTTTGTTGCGTGCGTGGGACTTTTTAATATGATATTGCTTGTACTCCTTATTTACATCGCGTCAAATCTTCCGGGGAGTTTACAAAATAATGTCACCCTAACGTAAGTGGAAAATGTCTTCAGTTGTATCGATCGGTGAAAAAGTTCCAACCGAGGTTAAGAATTGGCATGCCCAGGAAGAAATCATTCTCAAGCACTTCGCAGAGCAAGCAGCGTGCTACCGGTACATTCACTTTCAAAGTTTTTTAGAATACAAGAAATACAATCAAAGAGCGACCCTTCCGGTGATCATCCTCAGCACCGTGACCGGTACGGCGTCCTTCGCCATGGAAAGTTTTCCGGAAGAACTCCGCCCGGTGGCGTCCCAATCCATCGGTGCGATGAACTTGATCGCCGGTCTCATCGCCACGATCTCCACCTTTCTCAAGTTGGCTGAGAACACCCAAGCCCACAAGCAGGCGGCGTACAATTTTGGTAAGTTCAGCAGAAAGATCCGTCTCCAACTGAGTTTACCCCTCAAGGACAGGGAGAAGGACGGTGCGGTCATGATCGACGAGTGTCGCGCAGAATACGACAGGCTCCTCGAAGAGGCGCCGGACATTACCAGGAAACAGTTGGAAGCCTTCGAGTACACCTTCCCGGGCAACGAACTTTACAAACCAGAGATCCTCCAACTTCACCCGGTGAAGAGGTACGGTGGCATCAGGGAGTTCAAGATCATGAACGCCCTCAAGTACATCGTCGGTGATTCACCCGAGAAAAAGAGACTCAAGAGGGAACTCGAACAAATCAGAAAGGCTGGGGAAGGATACACCACCGCCTACAAACAAACCACCATGCTCAAGAGAAACATCTTCAAGAAGCAGACCAAAGAAATCTACCCGGTGACGCCCGTCGCCTCCGACGACGAGGAAGATGACGATTTGGACTCCGTCGTGATTGAAAATCCCGTCGAAGAAGAATTCGAGGAAGAGGAAGAAGTCGTCGAGGGAGAAGAACAAAAATAATTTCTGAAAGAAATGTAGTATGGACAACGTGATCTTTTGGCTCCACGCCCTGTTGTTCTTCCTCCTGCTGGCGATGCCGTTCATCAACGATCAGTACTACCTAGAGTTCTACAGCATCCTCGTGCCGTTCATCTTCTTCCACTGGAGCGTGAACGACGACACGTGTGCCCTCACCCTCTTGGAACAAAAAGTCACCGGAAAACACAAAGACGAAACCTTCTTCGGAAGACTCATGGGGGGAATCTACAAGATGGAAGACAACGACGCGAACAACTTGTTCAAATCCATCATGTTCTTCCTGTGGATGTTCGTCCAGTACCGGCTGGACAGGTTTGAACTGCTCTTCAAAGACTTGAACACGCTCACACGTGTGGTCATGTAGACTGAGGACACATCGGACACCGGTGAAGCCGTGGGAAACACAGGGAGGCGCACACAAAGTGTTCACACTTTCTAAACTTGACACACCTTCTCTCCGTGGAACACACCGGGCACACCAAGTCCTCCCTAAATTCCAAGACTTGATTTTCAAATCTCCAAAAACATTTCGAACACACTTTTAATCTCGGGTCCTTCGTCTTGTGACACACGTCAAAGTTTGGACACTTTGTTCCTTTTTTACATGTCTTGTTCATCATGTAAAAAGGGATCTCTCTAAAACTTTAATTCTTGCATGAGTTGTTTGCCAATGTTGTACGTTGAAGAAGAACTGCAACAGCAGAGGATGAGGGTCAGGAACATCATAGGCGGAGTCTTCACCGGTGACCCCATCAAACTTCTCGCCATGAAGGTGACACAGAGACAAGAAACGATCTGACTCGCGAGACCAGTCAGCGCCATTGTGGTATGTACAATAAACCTAGAAAAAATTGTCGGTCCGGTACATCTTCACGTCGTACTCACCCGCCTTTCCTAAGACCGTGACCTTCTCCTGACCGTACAACTCCTGGCACCCAATGTCTTCCATGCAGTCCCGCCCGTCGTGTCCTACTGGAACCGGATACAGTTGTTCCCCGTCCGTGACCGTGTAGTAGTGGTACCGGTCGCGTCTGCCGTTTACCTCCTTGCCGTAGAGGGGCATGGTCTCACCGGCGTCGCCCAAGAGGACACCCATCTGCTGCATGTGTCCTGGCTTGTATTTCTTGATCGGGGGTCCGCGGAACTCGGGTTCCCGGCGGGCGTCGTGAACTTCTACCGGGTACGCCACCGGAACCTCCACTTGTTCGACCTCGACTTCGACCCGGGGATTTTTCAGTAACCACACCACGGCGATGAGGAGGACGGCAACACCCATCGATAACAACTGAATCTTTTGTTTGTTCTTCATACAATTACACACGAAAATTTCTGTATTTTTTATGATTCATCAAAGTTTATTTTGTATTTTATTAATATCAGAATTATTCATCAAACCTTGGTTCTTATAATTGTTCATTAGACGAACCCTGATAGTAGAGGGGCTATTTTTAAGTTTATTGAAAATTTTATTTATGATATATGGCTTCATATTACGAATTATAACATTCACATCATTTCGTGAAACATTGGAAGGAAGATTAGTTTTTATTTTATTCACAGTATTTTGTAAATTATTCAATGTTGAATTTTGTAAACGAGCACGGATGTTACGCAAATAAACATTCTTATTAACAATGTTACTGCTTGTCAATTTACGAACATTAAAAATGTTAAATTTGCCACCATGAAGACGACCAATATTTCTACCCCTCATATATTTGATTATAAAATTCTTATTGTATAATCTTCTCAATTCAAAATCATTATTTTTATTTTTTAAATTTGAGGGGATGTTTATATAAACTCTTTTCTCATTATTAATATTAGAAATCTTATTTGTGGTTGAACCCACTTGATTGAACAGTTCTGTATTTTTAGTTACTCTCCTTACAGAAAAATATCTATAAAATTCTAAACCACTCCTAAATATTATAGGATAATCACCATGTATTTCTGTATTTCGCAATTTTTTTATACTCTTAGGTAAGGAGGTAATTGGAGTACCGTACAACAACAATTTCTTGAGTTGTGTCAAGTTGCCAAAACTTGGGGGAAGGGAGGTCAATTTGGGGTTTAGTCCCAAATTAAAGTATTCAAGGTTTGTAAGTTTTCCAATACTTGGGGGAAGGGAGGTCAATTTGTTATTAAACAAAGTAAGTTTCTCAAGTTTTGTAAGTTTTCCAATACTCTCTGGAAGGGAGGTCAATCTGCCATCTTTCAAATTAAGTTCTTCAAGGTTTGTAAGTTTTCCAATACTCTCAGGTAAGGAGGACAGCATAGCAACTTTCAAAAATTTAAGTTTTGTAAGTTTCACAATTTCCGGTGGAAAGACACGAGTCGCCAAGACAAGTTCCGTTGTTGTATTAATGTTGTAGCGTTCACCCTTTATCATTACACTATTTCTGTTATTGTTGGGCATGTCTAATCTAATATCTAATAATAACAAGGATTTATTTTTTATTTTTTGGGGGAATGTACGACTTGTGCGCAGACCCAAACTTTCGTGAAGTTTCCTGATGTTTTCATCATTTCTGTATTTTTTGACGTCACTCCGCGACGCACGATGACAGTACCGGAGACTTGGAGCGCTTACGTGGTCCGGGCGATAGACAGGCACGACCTAGACGCGCTAGACCCCCTCATACACAGCGAGATCGCAGACCGGCGCCGGATCGAAAGGCTTCCTAGACTTTACTACGAAGCCTTTCGTGAAAGATCTGCGACCCCGGAACTTTTCAGCCAGATCTACGAAGCCGTGAAAGAAAATCCGGTGGCGCGCGAGAGACTGTCTTATTACGTTTCGGGATGCGGTTCACACTCTCTGTGGCAAAGAACACTGAAAGAACACTACTTCGAACTCGCTCAAGTCATGTTTGACACCTTCAGTGAAGAGATCGGCGAAGACTTTGACGTAAGAGAGGGGTTGAACGAAATAGTGTTCGCTGCGGCGGAGACCGGTGGCGAAGTCAACTTGGAAGCCCTCGAATTTTTGTGTATGCTACCCATCGGAAAAGATACTTTGATAGACATCACTGTTGATACACTGTACTTTATGTTGGAAAGTGAAGATCTAGAGCTGGATGAAACTACGGGACAACTCTCGAGATATGGCGTGCAAATGCACAGTTCGTGGAAGAGGGTCGTGGACTGGCTGGTGGCAGCCGGGTGGACCCCACACGATGTGGGTTCACAGGAAGAGACGGATTTCAGGATGAGGTATAACCAAAATCCCGTCCAGTCACTCATGTGCTACATAGATGAAAAAGTTCAGCCGTACCTACCGGACGGTGTTTACCTCGAGTTGTCGACGCACATGAAAAAATTATATGAGTCATGTATTATATTATAATCAATGGTCTCCACCAGCTCCACCAGATCCCAAAAGAGAAAGACTAATTCAAAATACAATATGTATGGCATAACAAATCTTAATGCCACGAAACTCAATTTAAATAATAAGGGTCTCACACAAATTCCAGATTTTGTCTTCTCCATGAAAAATTTGAAGTATCTTATCCTTACTAGGAACGACCTCACGTCGTTGCCGGCGGAAATCGCCCAATTGAGAAATTTGAAGCACCTTTACCTCAATTCTAACAAACTAACGTCCCTACCGACCGAGATCGGACGTTTAACAAATTTGACTATTCTCAATCTCGACGATAATCGGCTCATGTATTTGCCTGAGAGTATAGGGAACTTAAAAAATCTGACTGTTCTCTCGCTCAATAAGAATCGACTCACATCTTTGCCTGAGAGTATCGGAAAGTTGAGAAATCTCAGAACGCTTACCCTCGGTCGCGTCAGATTAACCTCCTCGTTGCCTCAAAGTTTCGAAAATCTATCAGACAAATTAGAAGTCAATTCTGGTACAAAACAGAATTTTATGAAGAAGTATAGACGTGTCATCAATAAGAATACTGAGCTGTTTAATGCCGGTGTCTACCTAACAAACGACATCCCTCGTTTTAAACGATACTACATAGATAAGCCATCGAATGTGAAAACCAACGGGACCCTGCGAAGGGTGTACAACGTGAATGGTCTGGCCCAATTATTTAAGATTAAAAAGAAGACCAAACTCCATGGAGACTTTTTTACAATAAACAATATCAAACGCATCAATAACAAAAACTTCAATTTACAACGCATCCGTGTGCGTCTTCTCAACACACCGCTCATCAATATGAGAGCCACCATCGAAGGGGTCAAGAACAAGTTGCCACCTAATGTGTCTCGCACAGATGTGAACAATATGGTACGTAGGCTCAAACCTCTGATGTTGAATAAGATTCGAAACCGATTGAGAACGACCCCCACCAATCAGAGACAGGCACTCCTTAACAAGTTCAAAAGGGATGGATTGATAAATAAGAATAATAATCTCACTGTGTAAAAATTATATGAGTCGTACTGATACCCTTCCTGCTTTGAGTGTGCCGACGTTGCGTATTTTGGAACTGAGTCGCATCATAACCACCAATAAGATGAAACAGAAGGAGGAGCACAGGAGTGACAGGATTGCCATTCCACTCGCGGGTTTAGACTTTGGACGGGGACGCGGTTCGGGTGCCGGTGACGGACCGTTCATGTTTTTTATACTGTATCAGAGGGATTTTAATTTCTTCATCTTCCAAGTGTACCCGGAGTACCCCTCCTTGTTCCACACCCCGGTAAAATCCAAATCCACCTGCACAGACGCGCCCCGTTCGAGAGCCTGTATGGGAATCCCACCCTCCACCTCACACATCACCCTCCGGTAACGATAAGGGACCTTCACCGTGAGCACCCTACCCTCGAGTGGATTGTCGAACTTTGGGAAACGCACGAGATACGCCTTGGACTCTTGAAACCGGCGAACCACTTCCGCACCCTTGTCGTCGAGGGTGATCCGGATGTACCACTTATCATTGTGTTCGTACATAGGTTGATAAACATCGGCGGTAAAAGTTACCGACCTCATCTTTTCCTTCTCAATACGAGGATTAAAACTATAAGTACCGTTAAAAACAAAACGTGCGTGAGGAGCACCGGTGACAGGGGACGACGCGTGCCGAAGGTTTCGTGACAGAAAAGACGGGAGACCTCCACGGCGGTCTCGATGGACGCGAACGGCGTCGCGTGCGGGGACATCATCCCACACAGGGCAACCTTGGAGGATTTCCCCCAAAACGGTACCTGACCGAGGGGAGACAACACGCCACTCGATTGGGAGAAGGACCACTCCTTCCCGTTCCAGTGACACCCCCACGCGATCCGGGCACCGTAGGGTTTAGGAAGTTTTAGTTGGGAAATGACCTCTTCGAAAATTCGTTCCGGTGGGGTCGTCTCGATCTCCCGGGTGATTTTGGGAATCACGCACGACACCGTGTGCCCGTCGGAGAGGACCGCCGGGATGATTTTCCACGAAGTTCCTATGGTGGATTCGTACATGTCCATGGGCGCCACCGGGTGGTCGTAGTCGAGAAGGACGTTCAGGGCGCCGTACGTGCTCGCGACCAATTTCTTGGTCACCTTACCCCAATTATCCTTGACGAGGCTGCGCGCCGGGGTGTGATCGACACACAAAACGAGGACGCCGTCGTCGCACACCGGAGACATTCCGGTGAACTTCGCGGTGAACCCATCTTCGGTGTAGTCCACCTCCTCCAACTCGGTGTTGAACTTGAACTCCACCCCTTCCCTCTCGAGGGCTCGTTGCATGTGGTCACACATGACTTTTCCGGAGACCCTCTGGGTGTATTGGGTGCTCAGAGCCACGTAATCGAAACTCTTGACGAACTCGTACGCGGTCATCCGGGTCCAATCCACCCCATCCATGATGAGCGGAAAATTCGAGAGCACCTCTTCTCCGCCCGGTGACAGCGCACCGACCGCGTCCTTCAGGACGATCTTCTTGTACTTTTCCGGTTGGGAGAGCACCCTCACGGACAGGGACGCCAACGCGAGGTAGTCCCTCGGCTTCAACCTTGAGAGGACCGCCTTGTTGAAACTTCCATCGCTCTTCTCAAACATCTCGTGCCAATCCACGCCCATCTCACTGAACAAACTCTTCGTGTTAACGTACGCGCCGTCGAAAACAATCCGATGTGAGTGCAAGTCTCTTTCACCTTCCGTGGGTTCCCACCAGGACCCACCGGCGGAAGGCTTTTTGTCGTAAACAATCACATCGTGTGCTGTGTTTCGGGCGATCTCCCACGCGAGGGACATCCCCGTCGGTCCTGCGCCCACAACGTGCACGCGCATCTCTTATATAAACCCAGATTTCTTTTTCTCTTCCGGGGATTTCATGGCGTAGATGATGATCAAGAACAAGAGGGTTGACAACAGGGCGTTCTCGATGTCACCGCCCGTGGATTGCAAGGCGATGAGGAAAATGGATAAGAATCTGAACCACGTTCTGTTGAACAACTTCTCGAGCCTGGACGGGATGGGGATGGCGTTACCAGTGAACACTCCTTGGTAGATGCCCAATACGGCGAAGATGACGGGCAACTTGATGATTGGTTCTAAACTTCGGGAGAAATACACCCACCTAGGGTCATCTTCCGTCGCCGCCTTCGTGACTACCTTGACGGTATTGGAATTCACAATATCAGCGAGGGCGCGGGTGAACGTGGTGCCCTGTGGGGTTTTTTTTGAGCGCATGAGTTTAACTGCCATGGAGTTGCGTGTTAACATGTGCTGAGAAAATTTATTCAACTATGTTAAGGTTGATGCATGTCAGTGCAAGTAAAATAAATTTGAACATTCCCAACCGGAGAAAGTTCAAGACTTGGAAGTTCGCGACCAAGTTCCTGTACAAAAACGCCACGACACAAGACAAGTCACAACTCGGTAAGTGGACGAAATCACAACTTGTGGACCTCGGTCCGACGTTCATGAAAGTAGGACAGTTCATTTCGACGAGAGGCGACCTGTATCCACAAGAATTTGTGAAAGAGTTAGAATCTCTTCAAGACGACGTCCCTCCCGTGGAGATAGACACCTCGGTTGTGCCACTGGAAAATTTCAAACATTTCGACCCGGTGCCATTCAAGTCAGCCACCATCGGACAGGTGCACAGGGCGGAGCTGAAGAGTGGTCAGAAAGTCGTCGTCAAGGTGAAGAGACCGAGGATCTATGACATCATCAAGGAGGACACCGACACCATCGTCGAGATTGTCAACTTCTTGGAGATGATTGGTCTGGACACGGGCACCGGAAACGGGTACATCCTCCAAGAAGCCATCGAAAATCTCCTCTCGGAGACGGATTACGTGAATGAGATGCAGAACGGGATCAAGTTTAAGGAGAGTTTCAAAGATTGTGCATGGGTGCAAATTCCGGAGATGTACGAGGAGTTCTGCACCCCGGAGGTGCTCGTGATGGAGTACGTGGAATCCGAGAAACTCACGGAGATCCACCGGAGTGGGGTGAACAAGAAGAAGGTGTGCGAAGCCCTGATCAAATCTTACGTCAAGCAAACCATGGAGTTCGGGTTCTTCCACGCCGACCCACACCCCGGAAACGTCGGGTTCAACGGCAACCTCGTCTACTACGACTTCGGGTTGGTCGTGCCCATCACTGAAGAACTCCGGGATGGATTCATGGAACTCCTCGTGCACGTCGTGTCGAGGGACACCAAGTCCATCGTGGAGACCCTCACCCGGTTGAAGATCATCATCCCGACCACGGACATCGCGGACCTGGAAATCTTTTTCGAATCCATTCTGGGATACATGGAAAAGTTGGACGCCCGAAACTTTACCGATGAGCTCATGCAAGACGAACTCATGATGAACCTCGCCAAGGAGAAGCCCTTCATCATCCCGTCCTCCTTCATCTATCTCGCGAAAACGTTTAGCACGGTGGAGGGGTTGTGTTTGAAACTCGATCCGGACTTTAATTATTTTACATACCTCGAACCTATCATACAAGAAAAAGTCACGAAGAGCGTGGACGTCAAAGGCATGGTGATGTCCACGGTGGAGATGCCCCTCCGGATCAAAAACATGAGCACGGCTATTCTGAGTTTGGAGAAATCCAGAGCAGCCGTGAAACGCAGCCTCAAGAAAACGAGGCGGGAGATACGGTTTGCGCAGTATAGTATTTTGTGTGCCCTCTTAGCCACTGAACAAGACAATAAGTACTTGTGCGCACTGTTTGCCTTAGCAGCGATTTGGTTCACTATTACGGCTCGAAAAAGTCGATAGACTTGGACGGGTCAAATTGGTAATCGTCGTCATCGAAAAATTCCCGGTGCTCGCGAAACAACTCTTTCGATCGTCTCTCCTCTTCCCGGCAGATCTCACCGATCTTTTCTGCCATACGTCGGAGATCGTCGCGCCTCTCGTCTGCGAGTTTTCGACCGAACTTTCGCAGACGCTTGCGCATCTTCTTCTTCCCGGCGACGACCGGGCGGGCTTTCACTTGACACTGTGACAAAGTTAACGACAACATTTCTTGATCTATAGTATACGCGTATCTTTAAATGAGGTGCCCGAAGTGTTCGAAGAAAACTTCAATCTCCGAAGCCACCGAGTGCAAGTGGTGCAAGAAAGAATTTTGCATGTATTGTCTGTTACCGGAAAAACACGACTGTTCCCAACTCGAAAAGATCAAAGAACAAAAAAAACTTTTACTCGGAGAACAACTGATCAAGATTGAAAAAAATAAAATTAATTTCTAATCCTATTGTAATGCAGTTGATCATACTCACCTTGCTATGCTTCGTCTTGAGCTTCGTCGCAGGCGCGGTGGGGTGGAAATACACCGAACCTACCGCCGCTGAAGGTCCGACCGGTCCGCTGAAGACTGTCACGATCACAGAGGAAGGGATCGCCATGGAAAACATGCGAAGAAAGGTGCGATCGGAATACGTAAGCATGCCCAGAGTAGATCTGTGTTACAACCCGGATGTGAGCGCTCCGGAGTACTGCACCCTTCACGACAAGGAGACCGGGTTCGCCTACGTGTACGACGTCGCCTCCGGTGCGCTTCCGAGGCTGTACGAGAAGTGCCCCGGGGGCGGACACGGGTGCTGGTTCACGGAGAAGTACGACGGGTACGGAAGCATCGTCGCCATAGAGAACTCGAAGGGCGAGGGTCTACTGGAAAAGATGGCGAAGGACGTGTGGTCCGGCAACTGGGACATCGCCCCATTCAAGGAGGGGAAGACCTATAAGTTTGATAAGGGACAACTCATGGAAATCAGAGGGGACGAAGAAGTGGTCGTCACGGTGCAAGACATGCCTAGATCCGCGTACTTTATACAACTCCTCATTAACATGGAGGAAGCCGGGTGGGACAAGCCGGACAAGTTTAAATTTGAAATCAGAAACGCCCAAGACCTCTCCCCGTACAACATGATCCCGATCGTGTCCGAACCGGAACCCGAACCCGAACCGGTTCCATCGCCGCCGTCGCCGACCGATGTCGACTGCACGTGGACCGGGGTGATGAGCAGCGTGGACGTGGAGGACAAGGGGGATTTCAAGGAGTTCAAAGCGACTTACGACATCACGAAGGACACCGAACAGAGAGGCACGGGATTGACGTGTGACGGCGAGATCCCGGTGAAACTCATGACGTACAACAAGAAACCACCGGGAAGATTCAAGGGTAGGGGGAACGAAATTAAGGAAACGTACACCGATGGGGTGAAAGATTCGTCGATTCGAGGCAAAGTCATCGAACGAAGATTCAAGGGTAGGAGGAACGAACGAAATTAAGGAAACGTACACCGATGGGGTGAAAGATTCGTCGATTCGAAGCAAAGTCATCGAACGAAAGAGATTTTAAATTTAAAAAAATACATCGTTAATAAAAGAACAACAATGAATGCGATAAAAAAAATTATGTCATTGATTGATAAAAATTCTCAGGTCCTTCCCGAAGGCGATTACCTCGAGATATGTCAAGCGCTGAAAGAGGCGTACCAAGACCCGTCGAAGCCGGCACCGATCTTCCGCGAAACGGTCATGGATGATCTCGGGGAAGACGACGATAGCACCAGTTACTTTACCGAGTATTACAACGATTACGCATTTAGCATAGAGTGCGACTACAACAACACACAGATCGAGATATTAAAGAAAATGTGTGCGGACATGAAACCCCTGTCGTACGCGACGGCAACGATCAAAGATCTGGCGATCCGGCACTACTGCTCGATCAACCACATACACGACATAGAGCTCACGGAGGAGGGACTGCAACGATACTTGGAAGAAACCGGTAACGTCCTCAGTGCCACGCACGAAAAACAGGGATTCAAACCCGCCGTCAGGCAGATGTACAAATCCTTTCTCGTCTTGGAAAACACTTTCCGGGAAGAGTGTGTGGAGGCGTTCAAGAATAAAATTAGGGAAATTAAAATCTGTATGTAATTGTAAAACATGAACGCCCAGACAAACTTAGTCGTGAACCAAAGTTTCAAACCACCGAAAAAGCCGAACATGAAGGTGCTCGCCGGCGGTGTCGTCTTCGCCATCGTTTTGTGCTCCCTCGTGTTCTACTTCGCCGCGCCAAAGAAGAAGAACGACTTTGACTCCAAGTTTGCGAACGAGAGTTTCGCGAGAGAAGAATCGAGCGCAGACATGAAGAGCGACATCACGGTGACGATGTGAAAACTGATATAAAGTTCTTAGGCGAGTAAAGAAATAATGAACGTCGGAATTTTGACCACCGGGGTGATCTGCCCCGGCGTGAACTCGGTGATCACTGAGATCACCCACCGGGAACGCTTGAGGGGCAACAAAGTCCACGGTTACTCAGACGGTTGGTACGGTCTCAACCACGACATCCGGGATCCACTCGTCCACGAAGACTTAAGTTACGAAGCCGGTTCCGCCCTGTACACCTCGGATGAGTCCGTCTTGAACCTCGAGTTCGCAGCAAAGCAAATCCGGAGACTCGACAAGTTGTACACAATTTCTGATTTTGAAAATTTTGAAGGGTCGCAACAGGTGGTTGACAACTTCCGAAACGACACCAACGTGATTTGCATCGCGAAGAGTCTCAAGAGCGACGTTTCGTTCGGCTTCCAGAGCGTCGTCAACGAGTACAAAAACGTGATCGCGAGGGCGAAGCAGCACGCCAAGACGACGAAGCGAGTGGCGTACGTCGAAATCGATGGATGCGAAATGGCGCGCCGCGTGGCGTGCACGTGCAATCACATGGTGGACGCGATCATCACCCCGGAAACGCTGGAAAACCAGCAGTTCGACGTCGAACACGCCTACGCCATGAACGCCCACGCCGTCGTCATCACGGACACGGCGTCGTGCACCGAGAGACTCTTTATCATGGAGGACATGAAGAAGAATTTCGGGATCGAATCAGAAGTCTTCAGCCCGGGTGTCTTGTGTCAGTACGTACCCCCGTGTCCGTACGACTGTTTCCTTTCAAGCAAGACGGCGAGGGAGGTCGTGGAGATGTCCACACAGAGGAGAAACTTTGTGAAACTCGTGAATAAAATTAATTTTCTGTAGGTATATTATAATTACAATGTACCTCAACGCTGCTAGTCCGGTTCCGGCTCTCCTCATGTCCCTCATCGGCGCCGCGGGTGTGGTCACCCACAAGAACGTCAACTACAATCCGAAGCTCGAGGCGCGTCTTCGTACGCCGCTCGCCGCGGGTATCATCAGCCTGCTCCTCACGCGCACCAGCGCTGTGACCGAGCCACCGGCTGCCTTGAAGCGTGTGATGGCGTCCACCCCAGCCCGAGTCTTCCTCGTGCTCCTCCTCTCCTTCTTGGCGTCTCCGGACATCGAGAACGCCGTTTTCTTGTCCATCCTCTTCTTGGGCTTGTTGCAACTCATGCGCAGCCGCGAGGAACGCAAGAGACACCCGTTCGTGTTGTAAATCACCAGCCCTCTCTGAGAGTGGTGGAGTGGACGTCCGGATACTGTCTTGAGAAGAATTCACCCTTCCCGTGGTCGCTGTGACCTATCGTGCTTCCACCGGATCGGTCGATGGAGATGCAGTGGCGCATGTCCTTGTAAAAAATTCGCGCACCGCGCGCAATCAAGTCTTCGTGCTTGTTGTCAACGTGATTGTTCATCGGGTAAAAATACTGATGGTACTTTAACATGTTGTCCACGTGCACCAAGTAACACTTCATGGAACTGATCCACCGGACTTTTTCGAGGGTTCCCCTCTTCCCGGAAGACATTCGAGAAATGCAATGGAAAAAAACAACCTCGAAATCGTCCCCGAGTTCCCGGATGACTTCCTCGACCTCGTCGAAAATTTGGTCGTCGTCGATGACGACGTTGTCCTCGAACACGAGGGCGTACTTGACCCCTTGTTTCTTCGCCAACTCTTGAATCTTGAGATGTCCCACCATCGCACCGATGGCACCCAGGTTGAAATAGGTGATGTCCGGTCGCTCCACGGTGGGATCGTAGTGCATCTCCAAGGCTTTTTCCATGTACACCGGGTCCACCAAGTGCTCGTATTGCCTCGCCCCTTCCACCGTCCTCGTGTTCACCCCGTGGATCACCTCCAACGGCACGGTGTGGTTAAAGTTCTCCATGAAAACGTTCTGCCTCTGCTTGGACTCCGGTAACGTCAACACGTACGACTTGTAGTTCAAACGCTTGTGCGCTCGAAATCGGGTGATGAAGAACACTAAGACGAGCAAGATGACGATGGACGTCCACATCTCTACTGTACGCGCACAAAATTTATGACGTCGTCAAGTCACACGCCTTTCCACCGGTGTCGTAGTTTTCGTTGTTCGAACCCATGGCGACCCTGTTTTGGTTGACGTACGCCTTCGGTGTCACGAATTTCCCCACGTCGTGGGTCTTCAAGTAGTTGGAGAGGGTGTGGTCGTTCCGGTTGTTCCAAAACGTCGGACGTTCCCTCGTCATGAACTCCCGGAGGAAACTTCCCTTCAAAACGAGCGCGTGGTTGCACAAAAGTTGCACATCCTGTGGGGCTCTGTACATGTTCTCCGTCTTTTGCTCAAACTTTTTCGCGCAGTTCGCCCAGCAGTAACCCAAGAAGAGGATGTCCGCCTCGAGGGTCTTCTTGAACTCGTTGATGGCGGCGTGGATGAGATCAAGGGACACCATGAACTTGACGTCGTCCTCGAGGACGAGAATGTTGCTGTACCCTTTCGTGTAGGCGTCCCAGTAACACATGAAAAAACTGAGGCACACCGGGAGTTTCGTCATCTTTTTGTACAACATCTTGTTGGACGGGTTGAAGGTCTCACTCATGTTTGAGTAATCTTCCGGGGTGAGATCTTTCGGAGAGATGGCGTGGAAGAGGGTGTACTCACACTTCAACTGTTCGACGACGCCCTTGATGTACTCCAACCGGCTCGGCATGCTTATGACGTACACCATGTCCACCTCACCGTGATCACCCGGACAAAGTTCAAACTTGTTCTTGAACCTCTCGTAGACCGCCGCGGGTGAGTAATCCCTAGAACTCTCCAACGGTACCACCGAGGGTGGACACTCCCGGCGCTGCTTGTTCCACAACTTGACAATCTTGCTGCTGTAGGTGAGGTTTTTGCAAAAGTTATTCGTGTCGTGCCACCCAAACTTTTCACTGTCAAAGTACGGACCCTGTTCGGCGCTCTCAAAGTTTATCCCAGACTTGTCCGATATTTTCATGCTCGCCACGTACGGAACCAAGTAGTCCCCGTTTCCACCGATGATTTTCCGGTAACGCTCGTTAGTCTCCTTGTACTTGGGGTCCTCAAACTCTCGGATGGTCTGATCCATCCACTTGATGAGGAAAGGGTGCTCCTTCGGGGACTTTATGAAAAAGTTTTCCAAACACACCAGTCCCTCCTTGGAAAACCTGTCCGCTTTAAAACAAAAGAATCCTTCCGGTAACCACGTGAGGGCTTGGGTGAAGAAAACGCTCGAGTCGATCCAGATGCCACCGTAGTGTCTCAACAGGTAAAAACGGATGAGGTCCGACTTGTGCGCCTCCGTGTGGGTGATTTCACCGAACCGGAGGAGCGTCCGGAGGGGTATGTATTTGTGCACGTTGAACGAGTTGAGGAAACGGATGTCCGAGATCTGTCCGACTTTTTTCCAGTTCTTGTGACACCTCCTGACCAGTCTGGGTGGCACCGGGTTGTGCCAGTACGTCCACACGGTGTTCTCCGTGATCGGGCGCAAGTCAGGAAACCACACGAGGGCGACCAAAAAAAGAATGAGGAGGATGGGCACCATTAATATTACCGGAGATATATTTTTTTCGTCCGCGCGTCAAATTCGCGATAAAAAGTTTCAGTACATACAATAGTAAAGTGCTCTCGTGGTGTAACGGTCAGCACTTTGGACTTTGAATCCAACAATCCTGGTTCGATTCCAGGCGGGAGCTCCAACCGACCTTAGCTCAGATGGAAGAGCAATGGATTGTAGTGGTACGATATAGACCTCCATGGGTCACCCGTTCGAATCGGGTAGGTCGGAACTTTTTTCCCTCCTAGCTCAATAGGTAGAGCACTCGGCTGTTAACCGAGAGGCAGTGGGATCGAAACCCACGGGGGGAGAACAATAATCTTTTTAAATGTGAGAGTCCCATATTTAAAAAGATTGGACATTAATCAATTTAAGGCTATGACTGGTTGATTAAAAATATGGAGATGTTCATCGGAACCCCGAATGGAAATTTCAACATCGATTTCGACGATTGTTACATCCGGAACCACATGATGTGCGGACGGGTGTACGAGCACCACATCATCAACGACATGTTGAAACCGCATGTGGAAAACGCAAAGTACATCGTCGACGTCGGTGCGAACATCGGGTGCCACTGCGTGTCCTACGCCGGGTTCAGCCCGGAAGCCACCGTGTGGGCTTTCGAACCACAAAAGAAACTGTTCGACATCCTGAAAAAGAACGTCGAACAAAACGGGTACGCCGACCGGTTCCATCTCTTCGACCACGGTCTGGGTCACGAGAGTGCTGAACTCGAACTCAGCAGTCTCGACACGGTCGTGGACGAGCGATGTCAAGGGTGGAACAAGGGTGGCATCGGCATCGGCAAAGGCGGTGAAAAATTACGCATCGAAACTTTGGACTCACTGAACCTTCCGGGTCTCGATTACATCAAGATTGACGTCGAGGGTGCTGAAGGTTTAGTCATCCAGGGTGCTCAGGAGACTATCAAAAAATACAAACCGGTCATCTGCTTCGAACACAACTCACAGACGATCGACCCGTCCGACGTCGGGGTCGAACACGTGCCCACCCCGTTCGAAGAACTAGTCAAGTTGGGTTACAAAACGTTCAAATACCTGGACTGGGAAAACTATCTCGCCCTCACAACTTAGTCGTCACGTTCGACCCGGGCACGTTTTTGTACACCGGAGTGGGATTGTAATTTTTATTGCCACCGTTTGTGTTCGTGAAAATGGCACCCCTCGGGGTTTCGTAAATTCGGTGCTTCTTGGCGTCGAGGTAGTTCGTCGCCCTGTTCTTCGCTTCTTCCCTAAGATTTTCAATCTTTTCCTTCGCCTCCTTCTTCGACTTTTTCACCACAGCCTTTCCGACGCTCTTGGCGGCGCTCTTGGCGACACTCTTCGCGAGCAGGAGGGGCAACACCATATATAGCAAAACTAGAATTTTATTCTGTGTAAAAATTAAGGATGAGTAACAAAAATAATTTGAACAGATTCCTCAACTCACTCGTGGCGAACGGGAACACGAACTGGCTCAACAACTTTCAGTTGAATAACAACAACATCAACCGGTTGATTAGAAACGTGAACAACAGACGACGACCCATGGGTAGCCTCGAACCCAACTTCACACCGTCAAATTCGAATTATCGTGTCGTCAAGAACAGTCGGAGGGTTGCCCGGAAGAACTTCGCCAAGCCCGCCGCGCGCGCGAGGTACCAAACGACCACCAAGTGCACCCACCTCCCGAGACGGGCGATTCAACAGATTGCCAAAAATAGGGGAATCAATGTGCCAAATAACTCATCGTATTACAACTCTAAGAAAGGTAGAACCGTAAAGAAGAGAGGCATCGCCGGTGCCCAACTGTGCAGGATCATCTACGGCAACGACGCCCTCGGCGAGGTCGCCCGCAGGTTGAAGATCCGGAAGACCGTTCCCAGGAGCACGTCCAGCGGTAGAAAGTACAAGAGTGTCGAACAGTTGGAGAAGGAGGTTCGCGCCGAACTCAACAGCCGGAACATCTCCACGAAGTCCTACCGGAACATTCTCAACCGGAACCTCGTTTAAACGTAAAAAAAGTTTTCCGGTGTGGGCATGAAGAGCAGTCCTTTCTGCATGGTGCAGTAAAGTTTGGCGTTCTCCACGCTCGAGTAACTGTATAGGAGCCACCTCTCCCAGAAGAAGCGTTCGTGCACGTCGTGCCAGTCCTCCAGGTTACTGTCTTCCACGAGAAGCATGCCCCGGTGGATTTCCTTTGGATCTTGTTCTGCGAGTAATTTTTCAGGTATCACCGCGCCCCTCTTCAAAAGTTGCGCGCGCATCATCTTCGGGTCTCTGTGTGAGGTGTAATCCCAAACTTTCGTGGAACCAAAGTCCACGGTGAGTTTACCGGGGAGGATCACTCGGTAGCGGTGCACCGTGGAGGGACTCGGGGTCAACACGACGTGCATGTTTATTAATGGGGGTGATCTCCGTGATCGATGAATTTAAATATGATCAAGCGTTCATATTACGACCGAGACTGAAAGCCACTATGATAAGAATACATATGCACGAGACAGAGGAGGACGAAAAAGCAGTGGCACCGGCACCGTATGTCAAAATTTTCTTTTCTTCGTAATCTTCCGGTACCTCCACCGGACCTTGTGATGTTTCACCATCCTGTTGACCACCATCTTGTTGGATGGAACAGTCCATCTCGATGCCACTACCAACCAAGTTTCCACCAACATTTACTTCTTGGATACAAAAGTCAAGATTTAAAGCACAATCTGGTCGCTGGTCCGGTATAAACGTGTCAGAAGAATTAGCACAGACCTTCCCGAGACAATGTTTACGAGCATCCAATGCATGCCTCGCGAGTGTCCCAGATTTGTTGTCCGGTAAATCTTTCACAATCAAATCGTGTTCAACTTGTGTAGTGGAACACCCGGCTGCAGACGGGTCCGTCTCACAAACACCCACAATGTTGTTGTAGCACCTGCACCAGTTGTCTTTCTTATTGTTGGCGCAAAATTCACCTGCAAGTCGTTCATACTCGCTAGTACCAATCGTAGTGGCGTCACACGCGCTGTCAGACTTGATCCTACCATTTTCAGCGCATGAAATTTGATTTCCCATATACTATATTTCAATAAATTTTATTCGTCATTTTGCGATGCACGAAGATCTAGATCACTTGATCGTCACTCTGTAAAATTTGCCATGTATTTCATATGACTTAAAAACTTTAAGTATTATAAACTGCTAGTCTTCGTCTAAATCAGACACGACGATGTCGTCCTCTTCTAACACGTCCTCGTCGTCGTCCTTCTCCATGTCGAATTCCCCGTCCACGTCATCGTTATCATCTTTATCTTCGTTCTCGTCTTCCTCGACGTCGCTCGCGATCCTCACGTCTTCCTCGTCCTCCTCGTGTTTCCTGATGACTTTTTCCTTTTTCGTCTTCTTCTTCTTTTTCTCGTCTCCGAACAATTTCGATTCCACAAATTTCCAAAGTTTTTTGTGGTACGCCTTGTTTTGCTCGTGCTTTAAGATGACCTTTTTCAAAAAATCATCCGTGTGTCCAACAGATTTCAAAGCTTGCACTAACGTGCGAAGCGGAGGCGTCTTGCCGCGCGCGTAGTACCTCTCGTGGATGTTGTACAGCGCGTAATTCACCTTCAACTTGACCCGGTTCTTCGTGTACGTCACGTCCAGGTAGAGATTACCGAAGGCGCGCGTCATCTCTTCTTCCGGTTCTCGATCCAAAGGCACCGGTGGTGCGAAGTCGACCTCAAACTTTGAACGATCGAACTCCAAGCCCAACTCTTTATAGTTCTTCTCGAGGGCGTCCAGGTAGACGTCGTGCATGTAGACCGGCTGCATTTCGTTCTCATGCCACTCCGTCGGCGGTGGCTTCGTCAGGTACTCGATCAATTCGGCACCACGCATCCTCTTCATCATCGCCCTCGGTGTGACGGTTCGTTAGAAAGTGTTCGAGTTCAGCCTCGATCACCAACGCCGATTGCCGGTTCTCGTGTGTGTAGTAAGGTCCCCAAATCTCTATGGCTTTTTTAGGCTCGTTGTACCACAAGTACGATAGGTTCAGGAACCGTGTGAGCCAGTAAAATCTCTTTCCCTTTTTCCCGATGAAAGAGTAAATGTCTTCCGGGTCGACTCCGGAGACGTCCAATTCCGAATAGTGCGCCACCGGAGGTTGGTAGGGTGCCATTACTAGAAATACGTCTCTATCGTTTAAGTTGATTTATAAATGAGACATTGTCATCACTCCGGACGATGCACGGGTGCCAAGTGACCTCGTACCCGGCACCGAGTGAAAGAAGTTTTTCACGCTCGCCCTCGAGCCGGTAAAACTCCTCGATCCCGAAGACGTCGAAAGTCCGTCGACACATCGGACACGTGTCCCTTCGGTGGGTCCCGAACCAACGCTTCGCGCACCTGTGACACACGACGTGCTTCTCACACAGGGTCACAGGTCGATGTGCATCGCTATAGCAGACTGAGCAAGAACTCGAATCATGAGGTACCAGGCTCCGGTGATTAAGAGCATCGCCATGCATGCAGAACCACCTTCTTGTCGCGATTCTTCGTCCATACTTTTAGATTATTAATATGTCTTTATGTTAAGATGAACATTTCGAGATACGTATTGAATAAGATGACACTTTTTGAAAAAATAAAATTTTGTTGGCTTCAGAAGCGTTATTTGAGGAGCGTCCGGAAGATGGACGACGCCCTCAAGAAGGGCGACAGAGAGAGGGCGTACAAACACGAAGACAAAATGTACATCGCTGACGAAAAACTGGAAACTTTCACGAACTCCATGTCGAACAAGTACGTTTATTAATGTTTGTTTATTGTAGACATGGACGTGTTGAGGTTTCACGGTTTGCAATATCTCCGAAACCGGGTCGTCGCCCACAACGACGCCGTGATGTTCGACATCGACGACACCCTGATCTACACCGACGGACGGGTGAACAGACCGATGCTCGACTTACTCTTTCACGCACAGATGATGGGATACCACGTCGTGATCATCACCGCGCGTCCGAGATTCGAGAACGTCATAGAGTACACACAGAACCAACTCCTCGCCGTCGGGATCACGTGGAAAGACCTGGGATTTTGCGATCCGGAACAGAAAGGAAGGCTCAAGAGGGAACTCGGGTACAACTTCGTGCTCTCCGTCGGGGACATGCCCACCGATCTCACGGACACGCAACACTTTTTAGATTTGGGACGGATGGTACATGGCTAGAATTTAAAGTTGTGATTACAATTCAAACACGATACGTACGTCGTCATCGGTTCATCCGCCGACCGGGTTTGGAGTTGATAGTAGGTCGTCTTGTTCGTCTTGCACCTGTTGCACTTGAAAAACCCGGTCTGGTTCTTCGCCTCCCTCGCCAAGAACTCTTTTCGCATATCCTTGTGGATCCTCTCGTCCATGGTTTTCTTGTAGTTGCCCTCCGGAACCGCCTCCCACGGCTTCATGTTCACCACGTTTTGGGTCCGGATGGATTTATTGTTCAACCGCTCCACCAAGTCTGGATTTCTGATCAAGTTGTTTTTGATCTCTAAGAATTTGTGCTTGTAGGAAGACCCGAACACGTGGTTCTCGAACGTGCAGTCCTCGGCGGGGAACTTGTCCATGGCGTGGTTCAGGACACCCTTCTCCAAGTTCACCACCCGGGGATCATCCGGGGTGAGGGAGAGCAACTCCGCAAACTTATCGAGGGCGTACTTTCGAGTCTTGTTCATTTTTTATTTTTTCCCCGGGTATTTCTCGGCGTTAGTCACCAAAATTTCGGTTGCTTTAAGTCCGGGGTTTTTACTATGACACCTCTGGTAGACTTCAACTTTATCTATGTTGTAATCTTTAAAAGCGTCCAAAACCCTCGGCGTGTGCGAGTTGCTCATGCAAAAATTGGGGAGACCCCGGACGAATTCGAAAAACTTGTCGTGGTCAAAACCCTCCTTCTGGTACCCGTCATACGTGTCCACGTAAGGCGGATCGAGGTAGACGAAATCCCTCGGCTGCACGCCTCGGAGGACGACGTCGTCGTAGGATCCACACACGAATAACACTCTCGATATCAACCTCGAGACATCCGCGATGTGTTTCTCATCCGGGAACATCGGTGACTTGTAGTACCCGAACCCGACGTTAAAGTGTCCTCCTTTGCCCACCCGGTAGAGCCCACGAAAGGTGGTTCGGTTCAAAAAGATGAAACGCGCCGCGTGCTCCGGGGTGTCCTTCCGCTCCGAGTTGTACACCCTTCTCTGCAGGTAGTACAAGTCGTTCTTCGTCCCGACGTCTTCGGGGGACGCCGGTTGGCGCTTCCGGGTGGCGACGTCCGTGTCCAGGGGTAGGGACTCGTAGGATCTCACCAGCGCCCGGAGGTGTTCAGAGACCGTTACCGGGGACTGTTGCACCTGGACGTACATGTTTATGAGGGACTCGTTGAGGTCCGAGACGATAAAGTTCTCGATCTTTCGATCACTCTGGAGCACGGCGAGGAGGACGCTGCCCCCACCGACGAAGGGTTCCCAGTACGTGCGCATCCGGTGGGGAATGTTCTTCAACACCTCGTCTATAATTTTAGTCTTACCCCCTATCCATTTCAAAACCGGTGTGATCATTAAAAAATAAATGACGAAATCTTTATACCAAATTTCGGTATTTTCCCACTAGGTTAAAGGGCACCCACCGGACAGGTGGATCCCGCAGAAAGAAACACACGCCGCGACGATGAACCCTTACATCCAATGCATCCGACACGTGCACGAAGCCGCGCAAAGCAACAAGATAAAGCGCAACGACGAAGACGTCATCCTGCGTAGCATCCTGGGCTCGGCACCGAGCACGGACATGGGATCCTTGATCGGAACCCTCGTTCAGACGTACGGAACGCAAGACCAAGGGAGACGCATCGCATCCATCCTCATCGGTGATACGGTCGCGAAAAAATCACCGGGGTCGCCGCCGAGAACGCCTCCGCAAAGACGTGGTCGACCGCCGAAGTCCCCGCCGCCGCTGCAACGCAAGCGCCAGGCGCGCTCGTCGTCCTCGGACGACTCCCCTCCAGCGTCACCGCCGCCGAAAAAGCGAAAAGATTACTGGAACCAAAAAGAAAGAAACATTCTTATTAAACTTGTCAATGATTCCATTGAGAAGCATAATGAGATTCGATGGAAACCAATTTTATCGAAATTCAGTCCGAGAAGAACGGAACAAGCGGTGAGGAACAAATATCTCGCCCTGATCAAGGAAAACGTCATCGCCCCGCTCATGGAAGAGGATAACCGACAAACTGAGGATCGCTCTGGGGTTTCGGACACGACCCAAACTCTTCCGGAGAACACTGATCAAAATACGACGACACCCGGCGCGCGGGGTTAGTGTCAACACCCATGCCGTGAGCATAAGATTTTTGAAGGGGCGTGTACCCAGCCTTGCCCCGGGCGAAAAATATGATGAACAAAACTAAAGCGACGACAATCGCGATCATCATTCTTTTATAATATCACACATTATTTTTTTGTCGGTTCCGGTATGAAGGCGTCGTTGTTCAACACCGCGTTCGCGTATTTCATGCACAAGGTAAAGTGGTGCATGGCGAAGTCCCGAAAGTCCTTGATATTAACACCCATCGGGTTGTCGTTCATGACCTTGAGGATGTCACACTTTTCGTCGTTGGTCACCATAGCCATAGCCTTGCCGAGGGACTTGAGCCACAAGACGTGCTCCTGATTTTTGCAATCGAATTGTTGAACAATAGAAGCCATCTCTTTTTTACATACTAATAACATCTTCTTCTATAAGTAATCGCGCACTCGGGTCGGTGACTTCGGTCCACTTGGGTCGCCAGATCTCGCGTATGAGGTAATCGTGTCTCGAGTCGTACATCTTCCAAAACAAGTCCCGGTAAAACGCCTCCTCCGCGGTGATTGGAAGGTTCACCCCGCGGCACATGTTCCTGACCGTGTTCACGTGTTCCCACTTGCCCAGTTTCCGGAGACTTGCCACCCAGTCCTCACCGACGGCGTCGCTGAAGGCGTCCTTCGTCCTCCACAACACCTCCGGTGGAAGGTAGCCCTCGAACGATTCGCGAAGGATGCGCTTCTCCACCTTGTCCACCTTGAGGCTTTGATTCATCGTCATGCAACACGCGATGAATTCCTTGTCCAAGAACGGGACGATGAGGTCGAGACCGTGGGCACCGGCGCACCTATCGGCGCGAAGCCCGTCGAATTGGTGAATCAATCGGAGCCGACGCATGTTTTCATAGGCGAAATCCTCCACGGAAGGGGCGTTCTTAAAGTACAAGTAACCACCGAGAAGTTCATCCGAGCCCTCCCCGGAAAAAATGTATCGACACGACGTGTTCTCCTTGATGTACTTGCACAGGAGGTACATGGGAATGCTCGCGCGAATGGTGGTCGTGTCGTAACTCTCCAACGTCCGGATGATCTCCTTGACACACCTCTTCCCCTCCTCCACGGTGAAATTCACCTCCGTGTGCTCGGTGCCGAGAAAGTTCGCCACCTTGCGCGCGGCGTCCAAGTCGGGGCTTCGTGGGAGACCGATGGAGAACGTCTTGATGGGTTTCTTCGACATCCTCTGCGCGATGGCACAGATGAGGCTCGAGTCGAGCCCACCGGAGAGGAGGAACCCGACGTCACGCTCGGTAGTCGCCAACCGGACCCGGACCGCGTCCTCGAGGGTGCGCCTGATGCACTCCGTGTTTTTGGGAATGGTCTTCAGTGGGTTCCAGTACGTCTTGTAGTAACACACGAAATCGTCGAGTCGCGAATCGTAAAAGTGTCCCGGTGGGAAGACGTGCACCTTCGTCCCGATGAATTTGAGTGCCTTCATCTCGCTCGCAAAGGCGATGCTGTTCTTCTCCCCGAACCTGGTGTAGAAGAGGGGACGGACGCCGATGGGATCCCTCGCAGCCTGGACGTGCACGCCGTCCGTGTAGACGAAGGCGAAGTCCCCCCTCAGCATGTCCACCGTCGAGGAGGTCCCGAACTTTCGGAGCATCTCCGGAATCACCTCGCAGTCGCTCGTGCCCTTCTCCTTTCCGGTGACGAATTCGCGGTAGTTGTAAATCTCACCGTTGCACACGAACATGTCCTTCTTCGTGCGGAACGGTTGCATCCCGGTCTCGGTGAGGTCGTTGATGGCGAGTCGGTAAAAATCCATGAGACACTTGCCCATGTGCTCCCGGCGAAAGTCATCCGGACCCCGGTGCTTGAGGAGCCCCTCGGGGACTAAGATCTTTTCCCCAAAGGTACATAGGATTCCACACATCTTGAAATAAAGTGTCACCCAATCTTTAGGTTCAATTCCAGATTTTGGGTGTACAAATCAATGTCGACGTAGGAATCAATCTCCCGAGCCTTGAATATCAAGTTTCCCTTTTCGTCTTCGTCTGTGTTTTCAAAGTCTATGATGTACACGAAGGAGAGGTTGGTGTGCCGCGCTATGTCGTCTATGGTTTGCCGGTCGTACTCCACGATCTCGATGAACCTCTGGACGTCTTCCGGGCTTCGGTACCGGATCTTGTCCGGTCTCTTCACGAAACTCACACTCTCCCGCATGTTCAGATTTGGCCAACGCCCCGTGCGACTCCGGAAGCGACTCATGTATTCCATGTACCTCTTGGCGGTGTCCCTGTTTTGGAAACACATCGCGCGTGTTTTGTCTTTAGGATCGGTCATCGTGATGATGCCCTTCGTGGGCTTCATACGAATAAAATGGAATGTCACAGGATCCATATCCCTCTTAGTGTTTAATTAGAGAAAAAACTTTAACTCTCTGTAATGATGATGATGGATTTTCCGAAGACCGCGGGACAGTGCAAGTACGTGCTGTCCCTGACGAGCCGTAAGAGCGTCGTGATCGCCACCGGACCCGCGGGCACCGGGAAGACTCTCCTCGCGTGTCACGAGGCGCTGAAACACATAGGCGGTGCGAGGCGGGGTCGGGTGGTCCTCACGAGACCGATCGTCGCCGCCGACGAGGACATGGGATACCTTCCGGGGACGATGGAAAAAAAGATGGAACCTTGGACCCGACCGATGTACGACGTGTTTGAAAAGTATTTATCCATGAACCAGATCGAGAGGTCGATTTCGATCGAACCCCTCGGGTACATGCGCGGAAGGACGTTCAACAACACCTACATCATCGCCGACGAGATGCAAAACAGCACGGTTCGACAGATGACCATGCTTCTCACTCGGGTGGGGGAAAACACCAAATTGGTCGTCACCGGGGACTTGGATCAGAGCGATTTGGGGGAGAACAACGGGCTCGCGTACTTGGTCGATAGAGTTTCCGGGTTAGATCTCGAACACATAGATTTCGTGAACCTCACACAAGACGACGTCTTGCGGAGTCCCGCGGTGGAGGAAGTCCTGAAAGTCATGTCGATCTCCTCCGGTGCCTCTGCTCGAACCATCGTAGATCGCTTGTAATGATGATCTTTAAGGGGTTTCTCCTGTGCTTTTGGGCGAGCCACCGGAGGCGCTGTTTGATCTGAGACGCCGTCCAGCCACCCTGACGGAGCGACTTCGTGAGGGCACCGCGGCGTGTTCCCGGGGACTTTTCGCGCAAAAACTTGTACCCGAAGTCCGCCAGACACTTACCGGTGCGCGTGGATGGGGGCTTGCACGCTCTCTCTTGCATTACAATAACGCGAGATTTTTCGTTCACGCCTAGATCTCGATCAACGTTTTAGAGTTGATGAGGAGTTGGAGTTTAGGGAGCAAGTTCTTCGAACCACACGGGTGTGTCTCGGACTCACATTCGGCGAAGACGTACGCCGGGAGGCGCTTGAGGGATTTCTTTTTCGCCGCGCTGTATTCCTTCGACTGCCTGTGGATGAGTTCGTTGATCTTGTAGATCATGTCCCGGTTGAACCTTTGGGTGAAGATCATGAGTTGACTCAACCACAACTGCGCCGGGCGGAAGTTTTTACCAGAGATGTACTGCGATTGTAGCAACGCCTGCACGTGGTCTTGCGCCCAATCGACGAACTTTTCGTTGCAGATTCGCGACTCCCACTCATGGTCGGACATGTTGGCACACGCGGCTTCAAACTTTTTCGGGTTGATGCTCTCGGTGATCAACATGTTTTTCTTGAGCATTTCCACCGGATCTTTTTCCACGAAGCACCACGTGTAAAAGTTGTACAAGATCTGAAACATGATCGCCTTGTCAGCCATGCGCGCGACGCCCCCCGGAAGACCGGTGCGACACTTCGACAAGATGGCGTGCACCTCCTTGTGACTGGAAATGTCACCGGCGAGGGCACAGAGGGGCAGATCCCGGCGAGAGTTGATCAACTCCCCGATCTGAAGGGGCAGACTCGTGTTCATTCGGTTGAACAACAAGATCTCCTCTTCCTCGTTGAGGTCGTAGTACGTCGTCTTCATGAACACGCACCGACGAAGCATGTTCTTGTCCTCGTGTGAGAGGTCGTGCCACCAGTAACTCTTCGACGGGTCTTTCTCCGGGTGGTACGGGAACATGAGTTCGTCCCCAAACCACCCGACGTATTCCAAGATGCATCGCCTGCGGTGGGCACCCTCGATGATCCTTTGGGTGTTGTTATCGGTGTTCTCGGAGATGACAAAGTTCGTCTGGGTGGCGAGTCCCTCGAACACGCTGTCCATGAACTTGTTCTTCATGTCCGGTGACCACGTGTCGTCGTACCGTTGGATCTCGGGGTGGAGGACCCAGTGGTTGTCCGTGGAGTGCTCGTCCAAGAGTTGACCGAGAGTGATCGGCTCGTTCGTGGGCTTGCGCCGACGGAGGGTAAAGTTGTGGTGGGTAGCGAAAGGACTGCCCTCGGATGAAACTCGTTTGCGAAGTTCGACCATCGTCGTTCGTGTGTGCCTGTGTGCGTGCGTGCGTGCGTGTGTAGATCTGAGGGAAAAAATTTTAATTTTTAGAATTATAAACATGAGCACCTACAACCAACCCCCGTGCAATTTCAAGTACCGAATCGCCGCCCTCGAGAAAGTGGTCGACGGCGACACCGTGGACGTTCTCATCGACCTCGGGTTCGACGTGCTCACCAGACAGCGGGTGCGTCTCCTCGGGATCGACACCCCGGAGAGCCGCACGAGCGATCTCGAAGAGAAGAAGTACGGTCTCATGTCGAAAAAGGCACTCAAGGACTGGTGCCTCAAGGCGGTCGCCAGTGAGAAGGACGACATCGAGATGGAACTCCGCACCCCGGAGGCGGACTCCAGGGGAAAGTTCGGTCGCGTGCTCGGGGAGATCTGGGTCGTCGAGGACGGTCAATGGACGAACGTGAACCAGTGGTTGTGCGACAACCACTACGCCGTGCCGTACATGGGACAAAACAAAGCGGACGTCGAGGCGCTGCACATGGAAAACAGAAAGCACTTAAACGTTGAGCCTTAAATATATTCAGTATGAAAGTCATCTTCGCCTTTCCGGGGAAGAGTTTCAGTGGTAACTTTTTACGACAATGGAGTGAGACCCTTATCGTCTTGTCGCAAAAAGGTATAGACGCGCGCATGATTCAGGAATACAGTTCGTTCGTGAGTTTCTCCCGGATGAAGACCTTGGGCTTGAACGTCCTCCGGGGGAAAGAACAAAAACCGTTCGGTGGAAACGTGGAGTACGACGTCTGGTTCACCATCGACAGCGACATCTACTTCACCCCGGAACAAGTCTTGGAACTCATCGAAGACACGAAGACCCACCCGGTGGTTTCCGGGTATTACCGGATGCAAGACATGAAAAACTACGCCATGGTGGAGGAGTGGGACCTCGACTACTTTAAAGAACACGGTTCCTTCAAGTTCCTCACCGTGGAGGACATGAAGAAGAAAGAGGACAAGTACATCAAAGTCGCCTACAACGGCATGGGATTCTTCGCCTGTCGCAAGGGTGTGATAGAAAAGATGGAGTACCCTTACTTTGATCACGAGGTCTTCGAGTTTGAAACTAAAGAAGGCACGGTGATCCGGGACATGTGCTCCGAGGACGTGGCGTTCTGTAAGAACCTCAACAAAGCCGGCTTCGATGTCGTCGTGAACACCACCTTGCACGTCGGTCACGAAAAGACACTCGTCATTTAATTAAAGATTGTAATCCAAAATCATATAATGTTCGGTAAAATAGTCGGGCGGTTTTTCCTAAAACAAGATTTAGGTCTCAAAGACGATGCGACCCCGGAAACGATCACCATCTCCGAAATCATGGAGACCTACCACTGCTGGGGCGCGTGGATAGCGTCCCAGGGAAATTTCAAGTACAAACAACTCTTCACCATGTTCGAGACGAGCGACGTGCACCCGGATATCGTCACCGAGATGAAAAAGTTTCACCGGGTCATCGTACCTTACGATTACCTCAAAGACATCCTCGTGGGACACGGCGTGAACTGCGTCGCCCTCAATGAGTACACCACCCCACTGGTCCGGAATCGACCCAGGGTGATACCGAAGAAGGTCAACCCGGAAAAACTCGCGTTCCTTTACGTGGGCACCCACGATATCCGGAAAAACGTCGGCGTCCTCGCGCGGGCGTTCCAGAAGTTCTCCCGGGGCACCGACCACGTCCTCATAGTTAAGACGAACAAAACCGATGGGTTACCGGTGAGCGAGAACATCAAGTACATCACAAACAGGTGCACGGAACAACAACTCTGTGTCCTTTACAACCTCTCTGATTTCGTGATATCAACCACCCGGGGGGAGGGTGTGGGGATGCCCTTCTTGGAGGCGCAATACTTTGACAAACCGGTAATCGCCCACACCGGTGGGGTCATGGGAACGCTGGCGAAGCAGTACGACAAGTGGATTCCCCTTCCGTGTGAAGAGGTACCCATCCCCGAAGAGGGCGTGCCACCGTTCCTGAGAAAGGTGTTCTACGGGACGTGGTGGGAAGTCAGAGAGGAAGATGTACTTAAAAGCCTGAAACGAGTATTAGAAAATGAAGATCACGTACGCGATATGTGTGTGTAACGAGGACCGAGAGCTCACGAGTCTTCTCTCCTTTTTGGTGGAGACCAAGGCACCGGAGGACGACATCAACATTCTCGTCGACAAGACCCGGTGCACCGATGCGGTTCGGAGCGTCCTCGAACGTTTCCGGAAGGTGATCACCGTGAACGAGCGGGAATTCGACGGAAACTTTGCGGAGCACAGAAACTACCACGCAACCTTGTGTGGGGGCGATTACATATTCGTACTAGACGCCGACGAGATACCACAGGAAGCGCTGATGAGGGAGGTGCGCAATTTTAAGGGCGACATCCTCTACGTGCCCCGGATAAACATCTGCCCCGGGTACACCCAGAGGTGGTTGGAGAGTCACCAGTTTAAAACGACGAACACCGGGTTCATCAATTGGCCCGATTACCAAGGAAGATTTCACAAGAACAACGGGAAGATAAAGTGGGACGGTGCCCTGCACGAAAAATTGACCGGGGGTCGGGTGGAAATCATGCCGGCGTCACCGGAGATCGCCCTGTGGCACGTGAAAACCGTGCAGCGACAGGACGCGCAGAGCGACTTTTACAACACTCCTAAAGAATAAGATTGTAATAAAGTTAATGTTGTTCAGACCCAGACCCGATCATGCGATAGGAAACCTGAGCCTGTGCCTCGCCACCCACTTCATCAACTCCGGTGGAATGGGGCGGTTCCACAAAGACGTTTACCTCTACGGCAGAGACCAGATGTTCGTGTTCAAGCACGTCGTCTCAGATGACGACGATCTAGAGGTCAAAGACATGTCCGTGATAAACGCGTTCAACCACTTGCGTTACAAAAATTTGGGGGAGGTGATGCGTTACCTCATCCAACCCTCACCCCGGATGCAGTCGAGAATCGACAAGGCGTGGGAAAAAATATCCGGATGCACCGCGTGCTTTCACATCCGGAGGGGCACCAACAGCGAGGACTCGAGTCGATTCGCCTACTTCCCGACGGCGTCGGACCAAGCCGTGGACGCCATGGTCGCCCAGGCGCTGAAAATGGACGAACCGGTGTTCGTCCTAAGCGATTCCGTGGCGACGAAGGAGCACTTTCTCGAGAGAGTTCCGAAGGCGGTCGCCCTGGACCACGCCATCGGGTTCACCGCGTGTGAACACTCCCAAAACTCTGAGGTTGAGGACGAAGCGTTCGAGGCGAAGATGAACAGCGTCATGGAGTGGTTTCTCATCTCCAAGTTTTCCAACGTGTACACCACCATGGGCGGAGTCGAGGGGGTGAACGTCCCGGAGGGCACGCCGGAAGGCATCTCGTCCACCTTCGGGTACTCCGCCACCGTGTACGGCGGACACCTCCCCACCTACGTGTACAACGACGGCACTTTCTTCTACCCGGATAACCCACAGAGGGGGTGGTCTGACCCGGACACCGGAAACTACATCGTCGTCCACGAACCCACAAAGGAAAAGATCGAGTGGTGCACGAAGAATTTCGGCATGTGGAAGATCCTCGTCGACCCCACGGAGTGCGAACAGGCGGGCATCGTGGAGTGGTGCGAAGAGAGGATTCACGTCCGGTTCATGACGCACGGTGAGATTCGAGTTCGCAAACTCAAAGAACTGACCTATTCAGTTAAAGATGTTCGTCGTGATTGAAAATAATGAAGGTCACCGTCATCGGTGCCGGTAAAGTCGGTCTCGCCTACGCGGTTTTCTTGGCGAACAAGGGACATCAAGTCACCGCGGTCGACAAGGACGAGGAGTACGTGCGCGCGCTCCAGAGCGGTACCTTCGTGTCACCGGAGCCCGGGGTGCAAGAGGGACTCGAAAAGATCCGAGAGTTCACCACCGAGGATGCGGGGGGCAGTGACGTTTGTGTGGTACTTGTTGACACTCCCACGTGTTATGCCGGTTACGACCACGCAAATCTTGAAAGAGTCATGGAGAGCGTTGTGTCGAAACACGAAAGAATCATCGTCTCGTGCACGACCCAACCGGGGTTCATGAAACAGTTCGAAGGCAAGGGCGTGTGCTACAGCCCCCTCTTCATTCAACTCGGGAACATCATCCACCACCAGGAGACCGCGAGGGACGTCCTCTTGGGTGGACCGAGCATTCAAGTCGTCGACGAGTTCTTCGAGATCAATCACGGTCGAGACGTGCGTATCCACCGCATGTCCCACACCGCGGCGGAGGTGGCGAAACTCGCCCTCAACTGCATGATCACCACGAAGATTTCGTTCGCGAACATGATCGACGAGGCGATGTGGCGCAGTGGACACGAAGACGAGACGAAAAAGGTTCTGAGTTTCGTGGGGTCCGACCCGCGCATCGGAGACAAGTGTCTGTCACCGGGGTGGGGCTACGGCGGTCCGTGCTTTCCGAGGGATAACAGGGCGCTGTGCACCTTCCTCCGAGAGTGGGGCGCGTCCGATTACATCCCGGTAGCCACTCACGAGACGAACGAGCGCCACGCCGTGGTCATGGCGATGAAGCGAAGCGTGCACGCGTCGGAGTTCGACGACCTCAACTACAAGCCAAACTGTCCGGTTGAGTGCGTGGAGGAGTCCCACAAGGTGAAGACCCTGCAGATTCAAAAATTAAAATTCCTACGAAAGATGTAATACGAAACATTTTCTCAGTAAGTAACAACCAAGATGTCGGTCTCAGCGGAGAAAATGTACGACGTCGCCCGAAAGGTGACCCTGGGTAAGGCTGACTTAGAGCTCGGATTGGGCATGTCGAGTGCCGTGCTCATGTTGGGCATACACTACGCAATCCTCTCGAACCTCGGTCTGAAGACCTACGACGACTGCTCCTCCATGCAGGGTAAGAACTTCGACCGTCTCGCCTCGTTCATGCGCGCTACCCTCATCATCGCCCTCACGATTCCGTCCACCCTCCTCCTGTCCGCGCTCGTCCAGAAGGACGCCGAGATGTGGGCGGTGGTCTACGGCTTGTTCGGTCTCGTGACGTCCGCCGCGACCGTGCACCTCGCCCGCAAGTGTAGCAATGCGGATAAGAAGACGAAGCGTCTCGCCGTGGGCAGCCTCTTGTGCTACATGATGATGTTGCTCGGGGGCGTCTTCCTGTTGAGGAAAAAACCAAAGGTGATTGTATGAGTTTAGTGGACACCGTGCACGCACTGATGGTGCTCATGGCGCACGTCCTCAGCCGGGCGGGAACGTTCACTTTTCAAGAAAAACTCACCCTCCTCCACGTGATCATCCACGCGATGTGTCGTCCTCACGATGGATTGATCGTTCGCGGTCGAGAGCTTCTTTTAAGAAATACATCTGAAACAATAGACCGATTTGGGACCACACCAGGGCGTACACTGCTCCTTTCCGGTACTGGTACGCCATCCAGAACACAGAGGAAATGATTCCGAGGAGGATGTACTTGACGGTGCGCTCACACTTCGTCTCGGTCCTGATGGACTCGAGCATCTGATAGAAACCGATGATGGTCGCAGTCGTGGCGAAGGCGTCGTTAGTTTCCATGTTATATTATCTCAACATAAAAGTATAACATGGACGCTCTACTCGCAAAATTTTCAGGACGCATCGACGCTAAGAAGTTGGTGAGCACGGTGGACGCTATCAAGCGTGAATACATCGACGACGGGCTCACGAAGGAAGACATCCCCGGGATCCTCGGAAAGTTGATCCCGGTGACGGCGCAGTTCAAGCAACTCACCGGTCCGGAAAAGAAGAAACTCGTCATCGGTGTTCTCAACCACCTCATCGAACAGATCGACAAGGGTGAGGAGGACAGCGCCTTCGAGACGACCCTCAAGGCACTCGTGCCCCCGATGATCGACACGATCGCCGGTGTGATGAAACTCAAGAAAAAGTTGTGCCCGTGCTTGTCGGCATAAAAACACCGGACGATATAAGATTAAGTAAACAAAATGCAATTCCCCACTTTGGAAACCATTGTACAATACGGCGTGTACACCGTAAAAGAATTAGAACGGTTTTCAAAGGAGAGACAAAAAAGAAAAATCACAGTCTTGAACGAATGTGAGACGTGCGACTTCGTCTACTCCGGTCACTCGTGTGACAACTGTTTGGGCTTGATCACCAGACCCAAGGCGGACTCCAAGTTGTTGTGAGTCCTCTTCAGGGGTTTCGCCCGCTTCAATTTGAGGGGTTCGTTCTGAACCTCACTACTTGTTATTTCCTCCAACTTCTTCGCGTTGTTGGAAATAATGGGAATCGACACGTCTTCGAAGGAATCGCGATCCACCGGTTTCGGTGGCTCCATGTCTTTGTCCGCGCCTGCCCTGAATTCTTCGATGTCCAGGTCACCACCGAACACTTTTAGCTTGTACCGGTACGGTGCCGGTTTTACGTGACCCATGATTCCATACATTCTCTTCCGCATGAGAAGAATGTTCCCACAGATTCTCCCCCCCAAGTTACATCCGTGTTTGTCAATGGCGAACGACTTCATGCAAGACCAACTGCAAAAAGTCCCGGTCGTATGGAACTTTCTGGTTCTCTCGTCGTATTTATATGGCATCTCCAAATGTTGACCCTCGAACGGGTGGCAACACCACCAACACCAAGACATACTTAAGTTTTTGTGTAATCCTTTAAGTACTGTTGTTTTCGGACGAGAGGAGCACCGCCATGAGGAGGAGACAACATATACACGAAGAAGACGACAGGAACGTCCCGGTGCTACCGGCGGCGATGAGTTTCATGTTTTTTTCCAAGAACGTCGGGGGTTCGGGTTCTTCCGCTTCCTCGATCTGCTTTTGTTCAATCTCACCCTCTTGCTGACCGGCGTCCTGTTCTATCTCACATTTCATGTTTATTTCCGAATCCAAAATGTGTCCACCCACGTTCAATTCTTGGACGCAGAAATCCAGATTGAGGGCGCAATCCGGACGCTGTTCGGGAAGGTACGTGTCACCCGCGTTGGCACACACCCTGCCCCGACAGTGCATGCGAGCCTCCAAGGCTCTCCGCGCCATCGTCCCAGCCCTCGAATCCGGTAGATCCTTCACGATCAAATCGTGCTCCATCTGCGCGGTGGAACACCCGGCGGCGGCGGGATCGAGCTCGCACACCCCATTGATGGCGTTGTAACACCGACACCAGTTGTCTTTTTTGTGTTTCTTGCACCACTTCGTCGCGAGCTCGTCGTACAACTGCGTGCCAATCTCGTTCGTCGAACACGTCGTGTCTGTTTTTATCCGGTCTCCTACACCGCAGTATCCCCTCGCCAACGCGTTCGCGTCTCCTATGTCTTTACACTTCCCTTTGCCCACGTTGTGATTCCGTCGCTCAGCGCTCCCGCTGCAGTACTTAGCCACACCGTCGTGGTAGTACGCGACACACTGCGAATGGTTTTCATAGTTTCTACTCGGTGACGTGACCGGATCGATGTAATAAAGTCTCCACCACGCATCGTTCAAGTTTCCCCATGCGTCTCGTCTGCAATACCATTTTCTTGGTGGCGGTGGTGGTGGTGGTGGGGAACCCCCCATTGCTTCCTATTGTATGCCACATAAAATTATTTAACCCCAGCCATGGCACCCAAGATTATCAGCACCAACAAACAAATGAACGACACCGAGGCGAAGAGTGTGGTCCCACCTCCTGCAGCGAGTAAAATTTTATTCTTCTCCACGAAAGACTTCTCCTTTACAACTTTTTTTTTCGGTTTAGGAGCAGTCGGGTCACACGCCTGGTCCTCACCGTTGATGGTCTGGTAACAAAACTGCAAAGTCAAGGGATCGTTCACAGTCATCTCACTTACTGTCTAAGAGAGATAATAAGTATTGCACAAGTTGCTTTCTGTTGCCCTCACGCTTCTTGATGGCATTCACAACGCGCTGTTCCTCCTTGGCGCCAAACTTGAAACCACCCTTCTTAAGTTTCGCCATGATCATGAACACATTCGGCTTCGGTTGGTTCTCGATGTATGCGATGGCTCTGGAGATACTCGGTCGACCTTTCTTGAATTCACGTCGTCCCCTGACAAAGAAAATGAGGGCGAACACGAGGGCGATCCCGAAAAGGATTTGAAACGTCTTCATCTTTTTTACAATACGTCTACAAAATAATTACTTTCGGGAAAACAACACGATGGCTAAGCAAACGAGGGACAGAGAAGAGACGACGACGAATTGTCCGAACGCCATCGCTTCCGACTCCATCTTGGTCGGTTTTTTGTCCACGTTCCAATCGCCCAACTCCGGTGCCGGTCCGAAACTCGCCAGGAGTTCCTTCAATTCTTCCTCGGAGCGTTCGTCACCCTCCAAGACACAGTGTTTCACGATGGTGTTCACCGAGGTCTCCCCGAGGTCCCACTCGCGCCCGCAGATGCTCACCGGTTTGCACTCCGGTTTGTTCTTCGGGAGGAAGACGTCCGCTGGGCACACCCCGATGCGACAGTGACGGTTTTTCACGATGGCGTCGTATCCTTCTGGACCAAGAGCGACGTCGTCCCGAAGGCTATCCGAGACCACCGTGTTCTTGCACACCGGGTTGTTCGGCATCTCACCGCACCTCTTGTTGACGATGTTGTAGCAGTTGCACCACCGTTGGTCGTGTCCGTGATTTTTGCAATACGCGGCAGCCATCTCTTCGAAACGTTCCGTGCCGAGGTAGTCCGGCGTACACAAGCGTTCCGTCGTTCCCGTGAGTGGGTTCATGTTGTGTCCTTGTTCACAAAATTGCTTCACCAAGCGGTCGTACATACCCACGAGTTCGGCGTTGTTGCCCATGTTGTCACTCAGCGTTTCCAGTTCTCGTCCGTTCGTCGCGCTGTAGGCGCACGCGTACTTCTTCCCCGCCGACTTTTCAACTTGTGTGCCGCCTGGGCACCCACTATTGGTATCGACGCGGTCGAGTTTCCCAGGCATGGCAGATGGGATCTCCGTGATTTGAATGGAAGAGATGTCGTCGTTCCAGTCCTCGCCCACCCACGAACTCGTGCCACGCATCACAAACCTTTTACCCTTATAGTCTTGGTCGGAGTAGGCGACGATGTTGCAATTCTCCCCGGAAGCGACGCTATAGCTACTGATTTCATCCTCAGTCAGCCAGTCAGAAGACACCCTGTAACTTTTCGTGATGTCCATGTTTTCACCGCCAAAGTCCACATGTTCGAACACGCTGACTTTGCAACTCATATGTTACAAAGAGTTGAGAAAATTTTTCTGTGCTATTTGTAAATTACGCCAGGGCATCATGGGAGGTTCGAAGTCCCAGATGGTTCAACAGTTTTTCAACATCAACGCCGTGAACGAGACGATCACAAATCAGGTCACCAAGAACCGAACCACGGTGAGTGCGTCTCAAACCAACATTCAAAAACTTTCCATCATCATCGCCGGTTCGGTCGTCGGATGTGACATCAAGATGAACCAAAAGATCGCCGCCAACAACGTGAGTACGGTGGAATCCGCAGTACAAACCGTGGTGGACATGAAGTCGGAAATTCAGAACACCATGGAACAAAGCGCTGAGGCGAACATGGCGATGCTCACCGAGTTGGGTTCCCTGAGTGACATGATGGGTGAGAGTAATCAAGACATTCGTCAGGAAATCAACACGACCATCCGCAACGTGGTGGAGACAAACATCACGGAGGAGAACATCACGGAACTGATGGCAGAGCAGGTGAACATTCAAAAGTCAGAACTGATCATCGGTGGTAACTTCGACTGCAGAGGTGGCAGGGGTACGATCGACGCGTCCCAAGATGTCGTGGCTCAACTCACAGCCACGGCTGTTGGGAACATGTTGACCGAGAAACTCATGGAAAATAGCATGGTCAACGCCGTGACGCAGTCCGCCGCCGCCTCCGTGACCCAGTCAAACACCGGTTTCGCAGGCATCGTCGATTCGGTGGGTGGCGCCGTCTCCGGTATCATTTCGTCGTCCACCGGGGTCTTCTGGATCATCGGGTGCGTCATCTGCGTCGCCCTGATCGGCATCGTTATGTTCATGATGTCTCCGGCTGGACAAAACATCGGCAAGTCCGCCGCCGGTAGAATCTAATTAAAGTTAAAGAGTAAGTATTCATTTCTTTATAGATGATTTTGAGTATCGACGTCGGTATTCGAAATCTGGCAATGTGTTTGCTTAACGAAACCTCGAATCTCATCGTGGAGTGGGACGTCAGCGGAGTTCCACCGGAGCACAAAGATGGGTTGTACGTATCGTTAAGAAAACACCTGGACGAGCGACCGTGGGTCCTCGACGCGGACGTCGTGCTCATTGAGAAGCAACCGGAGAGAAACAAGAAGATGGTTTCCGTGATGCACTTTTTGCACTCCTACTTCGTGATCAAATCCCCGCGAGCGGAGACCATCCTCTACGACGCTAGACACAAGATTCCAGACGTCGCCGGGGCTGGGAAGACCCTGTACCGGAAGAGGAAAAACACCGCCATCGAGAGGTGTCGAGAGTTCATACACTCCGGTGACGTCAACAATCACTGGGTGGACCTCTTCAACGTTTCAAAGAAAAAAGACGACCTCGCGGACACGGTGATGCAGGCGCTCTCGTACACGAGACGGGTGGAGCCCACGCCCTCTGTGGCGAAGAAATCCAAAAAGGTGACACCCCGGAAACCCACCCCGAACCAGAAGGAGACGAAATATTCCAAGGCAAACTTGGCGTGGATCTATAAAAACAAACCGGAGTGCGAGGTGTTGGAGAACAACAAGAGGTTCATGAAAGATCTTCACCGATACTACCGGAGCATCGACGAACTGGTGGAAGAAATAAAATGATGATTCATTGTAGGTATGTTGTTCAACGCGTACGTCATAAACCTGGACTCACACAGGGAGAGGTTCGACGTGCAATCGAGACACCTGCGAGACGCCGGGGTGTCCTCCATCGTGCGCGTTCGAGGGCACACCCCCGACGAGATCCCTCGCGAGGAGAGACACCGGTACTTCAAAAACCAATCCTTCATGCCGGGGACGAACATGGCGTGCGCTTATTCCCACCTGCAAGCGCTTCGGCGCTTCGTGGAGACGGACCCACACGACGTGGCGCTCGTGTTGGAAGACGACGCCTTCCCCCTCGTGAACGCGGAGACGCTCCGGAAGAAACTCCGGGGCGCGGACGTGGACTGGGACCTCCTCATGCTCCACTGCGATGGGTTTTGCCCAACCTCGAGGGCACCGGCGGGAAGGATGTCCGCGTCCATGGCGGCGTACTTTGTCACGAAGGAGGGTGCCCGGAAACTCCTCCGACACAAGTACCACTACCAATTCGACATAGACACGAGTAACCTCGGCGACGTGAGGAAAATTGTGGAACCGGTGAACTCGTTTTGGACCGATGAGGACGCGGAGATGTCTGGGAAATCCAGTGTGAACAGGAAACGCGTCACGTACTGTCCTTCGGCGTTGAAGAACGTCAAGGGAAACCGGGGTGAGAAAAACGTGTGCCACGCCATGTGGTACAAAATTTTTCGCATACCGGGGATTGGGTACGAGGTGACTTCTTTCGACGTCATAGTTGGTCTTTTATTTTTTGGAATTTTCTCTCGTCTATGGATGAGGCGCTGACCCGAAGTTTAGAGAAGATGTTCGTTTTGCTCGACGTGCGGGAGATGTCTTCCGTGATCACGGACAGACCGTTGCACACGTCGGGTTTGTTCTCCTTATCAGGAAACTCTAGGTTGAAGGCGTGAATGCTCGCACTCGGGATGTCCGGAGCCTCGTCCAAGAGCCTGTCGTATTCCGCGCGACACCTCTCGACGAACTCCATGACGGGGACGCGGTCTTTCCTGTCCAGAGAGAGTTCCATGTCTATCGAACGGTAAAACTTTGAGTAAAGAACACACATCTGTGAGTGATGTTCGCACAACTTTTGCGCCTGCGAAAACTTACTGACAGACGTGAGGATGCCACCCAGCACATTGAGAAAGGCGAACGCGTATTGAACCATGATGATGGCGGGAGTTGGGGCGTCCTCTTGGTTTGGTGTTAAAACGGCGAAACCACCTACTCCGGTAATGCTCGATATGACTATGGCGGGATAGGATAACCAATCGTTTTGTCTCTTGAAAAACAACCTCGCGTGGTTGTGACACCACCGGTATCCGGCAGCCCTCTCCGCCCATCTTCGAACGAGCAACTCTTGTTTTTCGCACCATATAGCGGTGCTCGCCGTCGAGGAGCTCGCCTCTGGACTCATGCATTTGTGAGAGATTTTTTTATCTCCGTCGCCCTATTCCGGGCGAGGGTGTCCACCTTCTCATTGAGAGCGTTTCCGGCGTGCGCCTTGACCCACTTAAACTCCACCTCGTGCATGTTACACCGGAGGAGGTCTATCTTTTCCCACAGTTCCCGGTTTTTCACGGGCGCACCGTTGGAAGTGGTCCATCCCCTCTTCTTCCACCCGTGGATCCAAGACGTGATTCCCTTCTGCACGTACGTGGAGTCGGTGTGCACCTTCACCTTGGTGATCCCCAAATCTATGCACTTTTCCAGTGCGTGCGCCACCGCGGTCATCTCCATGATGTTGTTCGTGGTTCGCGCTTCGCCGCCGATGAGTTCGAACCCCGGACCCACGCACGCCCACCCACCGGGACCGGGGTTCCCCAAGGCGCTTCCGTCGGTGTACACGTCGATCATGTTTTAAATAATATACAACTTAATTTTTTATCTCACGTAAGATTATACCAGAAGAAATGGATCCGATTGTGATAATCGTCGGAATCGTCGTCGTCCTCTTCTTGGCGTTCTTCTTGTTCGCCGGTGACGGCGGGGACGCCGTGGTCCAATCGACGTCGGAGGAGTCCACCGGGACCGGGGACACGGTGCTTCCCATTGAGGAGGGTTCCGATGTGGAGAACCTGAACACGGAGACCGTGAACGAGGAGGTCTCCGAGAGCGCGCCCAAGGTGGAGAAGCCCACGGACGTCTCCGGATGCGTCGGATGGTTCAACGGTGACTCGTGGGACGAAGAGCAAAACGTGTGGAAGGACCTCTCCGGACAAGGAAACGACGTCACGGACATCACCGGGACGATCGAGTCCACGTCCAACGATTCCTCGAACAACGTCAAGTACGTCTTCGGCGACACCACGGCGGGTCTCAAGTTCCCACAGGCGTGCATGACGACCGGTAGAAAGTACACCCTGTTCCACGTTGCCCGGTACGGCAAGGGCACGACCTTCGGTCGCATCTTCCAAGGCACGACGAACGATTTCGTCTCCGGGTTCTACGACGGAAAGATCGGGGGCGCCCACCGGTCCGGAAGCGGGTGGATCGCACACAACATCGAGCCCACCAGAGACCCGTCCTTCATCGTGAGCACGGACCAGAAGCACATGTTCCGCCTGAACGGTCTTCACCGAAGCGGCGCCACGAACTTTTCCGCCAACATCCCGTCCCAGTTGACCATCAACGACGGCGACGCCCCGGAAGAGAAGAGCGATTGGGAGGTGGCGGAGGTCATCTTCTACAGGGGTGAGTTGAATCTCGACCAGATTCGAAAGATTGAGAATTATTTGATGAAGAAGTACCGCATCTTGAAGGCTATCCGCCCCGGTGTGAACATGTTTAACTTTGCCGATGACGGCGACGACCTCGAGCGCCTCAACAACATGGGCGCCCAGTGCGGTGAGGAAGGGGTTATGTACTTTAACCGACTTATCCGTCACCAAGACAGGATCGGGAGACCCCTCCGACGCAGACAGTTTGACAACTCGTGCATCCAAGGTTTGGATGGGTCCGTCGACGAAAAACAAACCGAGTACGTGAACACGAACAAGCCGTGGAGGGAGGGATGGCAGACCCTCATGAACTTGGACTGCGAGGACAAGGGCATCGGTGGGTACACGTTCGAGGAGGCGTCGAACGGAACCAAGGTGCGCACCAAGTACTCGTGTCACAGCGCGCCCCTCTCCGCTCGTTCGTGCACGGACGAGAGCGTGGAGATCAACCCCGCCGAGAGAAACCTCAACGCCTCCCTCAACAACGTACAGATGAACTGTGGGCAGAAGGCGATGACCAGACTCCGGTTCGTGGAAGAGGATGGAAAGTACAAGTACAAATACCAGTGTTGCAACTTAGAAGACATGTAAAAAAAATGTAATTGTAAAGTATAGATTATGATTGCCATCATCATTGGGATACTAGTCTTAGTCATCGCGATCGCGGCGTTCTACCTATCCGGAGGTTTCGACGCCGGTCCCGGACCGGTCGCCGCACCAACGTTAGAAGACATTCCACCGGAAGACATCGGAATGGACGTCAACATTCAACTCCCCGAGGAGGACGAAGAAGAAGAACTTCAGGAAGACTTTTCCATGGTGGAGTTTTCCGTCCCAGAGGAGAGTGGTAAGTTCAAGCCCTCTTCCATCGGTGGTCTCGTCGGGTGGTTCACCGGGTCGAGTTTCGACAACGACACCGGGGAGTGGAACGACATCAGTGGCAACGACAACCACGCCGTAGACGTGTTGGGCAGTCCGGAGAGCATCGAGGGTGACCGGGGTTCGAACAATCAGAAGTACGTCATCGGCACCGAGAACGACGGTTTAAAGTTCCCGGTCGAAGTCCTCACCACCGGGCGAAAGTTCACCATGTTTCACGTCTCCAGATACAACACTGAGCAGATCGTGGATTATGCCGCCCCTGGAATGGGGAGAATTTTCGATGGCACCGACAACGGCTTCGTCTCCGGTGCACATGGTGGCAAGACTGGGTGGGCGCACAGAAACGGTTCCGGTGCGATCACGCACGGAAGTGTTAACAAGACCTTCTTTAACAAGTTCTCGGTGAACACCGATCAAAAGACCCTCTACCGGTTCAATGGTGTGCAGAGAAGCGGTCTCCCGAACCTGTCCGCGCTCACACCCGGTCAGATGACGATCAACTACGGCGAAGCGCGCGCTTCGAACTACGGTCAGCACGGTGAGAAATCTGTGTGGGCAGTCGCCGAGGTCTTGTTCTACGACCGTGAACTCTCCGGGCAAGAGATTGAAAAGATCGAGGACTACCTCTTCGCCAAGTACGGTGTCAAGAAGTTGGCGTACAGTCACCAACACGTGCGCAACCCGTTTAAGAAGGAAGTCGACGGCATTCAAAACATGGGCGTGTCGTGTGGAAACCAAGGCGCACTGTCGAGCACGTATTTGAGACGTCACTACTCTCGTTACACACAACAAGACGAGAACGGAAACGACGTGCGAGTCGTTTTACCGAACGGGAACTATTACTTCGAAAGTGGGTGTGTCCAAGGAATCTCCGATCCGGTGGACGGTACGACGAAATCGACCGAACCCGTCGAAAGACTTGACAGCGAGACCCTGAACAATGACGGTGACGCGTGGTTTGATTCGGCACAAAAAGTGTACAACATGAATTGCAGAACGTCCCCGCTCACGGAATACAAGTTCAAGCAGGTGGGTGAAAAGATGAAGAGCGATTACAAGTGTTCCTCGAGAAAGGTTGTTGAGGACTCGTGCGAAGACAAGTTGTCGGAGAACCCGAGCCGGTCCGCCGAGGGAAACTTTTTCAAGAGCATGCACTTGGAGAAAATCGACTGTTATCCAAAGGTGTTGACGGCTATGGAGTTGGTGAAGAATCCGGAGGGTGAGGGGTACCGCATCAAGGGTAAGTGCTGTAACCTCGAAGACGTATAAGTTAGACATATTTGCAAAACAAAAATTAAGATGCTTGATTATGAATCATCTTAATTTTTGATATATTTATACTAAAATGTAGCCACGAATCTCTTAGTTGGAGAAAGCAAGGCCACCCATACCGGATTGCACGCGGAGGACGTTGTAGTTGGTCGCGAACATGTGCATGGTAGTCTTCGCCGTGTTCTTGAGGGTGACGGAGACTTGCGCGTTGTCAATGCGCGAGAAGTTGCACGTGCCAGTCGGTTGGTGCTCTTCCGGGCGGAGGGCGAACGAGTAGCAGTACACACCCGGGTACGGGGTACCGGAGTGGTGCATGTACGGCATGACTTGGTTGTAGAACTTGCCGTCTTGAGCCTTGGCGCGGTCTTGACCGTTGAGGACGAGCTTGAATTCCGAAAGCGGACCGTAGGAACCGGACGTGCCTTCTTCAATCCAGCGCTGACCGGAGCCACCGGTACCCACGGCGTAGAGCGGGGCACCAACTTGTTCGACCGGGACGAACGCGTTGGAGTCAGCGAGCGCAGTCGGATCGGTTTCGAGGACAATGGAATCGTTGTCAGAGTTGGAAGTGAAGTTCCACGCGGCGGCGTTACCGACGGTACCGTCGTTGAAGCACCAGACGAGTTCCTTCACCGGGTGGTTGTAGGACAAACGAACTTGCTTGGTACCGTTTTGCGTGACGGTGTCCGTGCCAGTGTGTTGCGTTTGTTCAATGAGGTATTCGTGCGCCTTTTGCGAGAATCGGCGGCGTTCTTCGGTGTCAAGGTAGATGTAGTTACCCCAGACCTTGAAAGTGGAACCATCCGTGTAACCGGAGAATTCACTGGAGAGGTCGAAGTCGAGGCGGACTTCGTGGTACTGCAAAGCAATAAGCGGGAGAGCGAGACCCGGGTTGCGGTTGAAGTAGAAGATGAGCGGCAAGTAAACGCTGTTACCGGAGCCGGACGTCATCTTACCCCACTGAGCCTTCTTGGAGGAGTCCAAGTAGAGCTCAGAGTACAAACGCCACCACTTTTGGTAGCACTTGTCGATGCGCTGACCACCGATGGACAATTCAACGTCCTTAATCGCACGCTCAGCCGCCCACGACGTGCCGAGACCGGCGACGGAGGACGTGTTGAGGGACGCGGCGACCATTTCGACGTACATTTCACCGATCAAGTCACCATTGCGAGCGATCGTAACGGACACACGACCGTTGTTAGCCGGGGTACCGTTGACGGTTTGTTCGATGACTTCCATCGCGAAGTTCGTGTGACGCTTGTAAACCGCTTGGAAGAAGGTCACCTTAGGAGACGCAGTGAGGTACGTGTCTTGCGCGCCGTACGCGACGAGTTGCATGAGGCCACCAGCCATGTTGAGAGTTGTTGTACTATACACAGAGAAAATAATTTTGGGTGATCTCTCCTGTCCTGACGCATGTCACCCGGTACCCTCGCGCCAAAAATCCGATTACCATTTTCTAGGACAATCATAAATCATGCAACGCCCTGAGGACGAAGACATTGAGGACGATATCGAGGAGGGCGAGATCGTCGTCACCGACGAAGAAGAATTTTCCGAAGAGGAGGAGGATGAAATTCAGGAGGAAGGCGACGAGGAATTCGATGATGAGTTTGATGAAGACATGATCGCTGATCCGGTGAGCGACATGACGGATATGCTGGTGAACGTACTCACGACCCCGGACGGGGACACCATCCCGAGCGCTCTGGTCAACATCGCCACCCAACTCGAAAATCAAAACAGAATTTTGATTAAAATTTTTTCAGCCCTGAAGAATTTTAGAGGCGAGTAAATAATTTCTCAAATAAAGGTACGGTTCGATATACAATTAGGAAAAATTATGGCGACACATTTCATTGACAAAGAGCCCAACCGTGGAGAGTCTGATTTACAACAAAAGTACAATCAGATTCAGACTCTCGACGCAAACAAGATCATTGAAGTAGTCCGCGCGCTGGAGGCGAAGTGGAAACTCCTGCCGGAGCACTGCAACAACGTGTCGTTCTCTCGGCTCGGCTTCACTCAGTTCTTCGCCCCAGAAGAGATCGATGAGAAGACCGGATTCCCGAGGGACATACAGATGCGCATCGTGGACACGAAGCGTGACCGTGAGCTCGGGTTCCTGAAGAACGTCGCATCTCGAGTGAAGGCGCTGGAGATCACCACACAGTTGCCGGATGAGAGCGACGCGGGGGGCGCCGGTCTCATGCTTAGCGAGCGGTTGTGTCGCCTGATAAAACAAGTGGACGAGGGATTCAAGAACGTGCGCTTCTACTTTAAGGCGGGGCAGCGCATATCGGACCCGAGAAACCAACCGGACAAGTTCGACGCCGACCCGGAGTACTTCGACGCGAACCCGATGGACGCGGTCAAGCTAGACAAGTGCAACCCACACCAACGGGCGATCGTGGCGTGTCTCAACGAGACCTACCGGAAGGAGATGCGACGGTACAAGGACAACTGCATGATTCAGCGACGAAGCGAGGGGCACTACACGCGCGCGTGGAAGCCGACGCACACGATCAAGGCGTTCGTTCACGAGTTCGCGGACAAGGACATCAACTTTGATTTCTGGCAGGACATCACCTCGAAGGGTCGGGGCATCGACGACGTGATTCGTCACCTGTCTTCGTGCCACGACTCCCAGTTTCCGGAAATCATAAAGGACCGACACATGTGGTCGTTCAAGAACGGGGTCTTCCTGGGAAAGGTGTGGTGCCCGGAACAAGGTGTGTACGACTGCAAGTTTTATCCGTACGAGAGCAAGGAATTCATGTGTTTGGACCCGACCAAGGTGAGTTGCAAATATTTCGACCAATACTTTGAGGACTACTCCCACGTGTCGGACTGGTACGACATCCCAACCCCATACTTTCAAAGCATCATGGACTACCAAGGCTTTGAGGTGGACGTGTGCAAGTGGATGTACGTGATGGGCGGTCGCCTGTGTTACGACACCGGGGACTTGGACCACTGGCAGGTGATAGGTTTCTTAAAGGGGGTGGCGCGTTCCGGTAAATCCACCCTCATCACAAAGGTGTTTAAAAAGTTTTACGAATCTGAGGACGTCAAGACGTTGTCGAACAACATCGAGAAGAAGTTCGGTCTGTCTTCCATCTGCGACGCACTGTTGTTCATAGCCCCCGAGGTGAAGGGCGACCTCGCCCTGGAGCAGGCTGAGTTCCAGTCGCTGGTCTCCGGTGAAGACGTCTCGATCGCGGTGAAACACGCCCAAGCTCGAAGCATGGAGTGGCGCACACCGGGTGTGCTGGGTGGAAACGAGGTGCCTGGGTGGAAGGACAACTCCGGGTCCATCCTCCGGCGCATCCTCCCGTGGAATTTTAGCAAGCAAGTCAAGGACGCGGACCCAAACTTAGACGCCAAGTTGAACGACGAACTGCCAGCCATCATGCTCAAGTGCATCCGGGCGTACATCGACTACTCGCAAAAGTATAGCAATAAAGACATTTGGAACGTGGTGCCACAGTATTTCAAGGAGATTCAGAAGAAGGTTGCCATGGTGGCGAGCACCCTCACGAATTTCTTGGAGCAATCGAACGTCAAGTTCGGGAAGGACTTGTACATCCCACAGAGAGATTTCGTGGCGCAATTCCAAGCGCACTGCACGACGAACAACCTCGGCAAGCCAAAGTTCAACGAGGACTTCTACCAGGGACCGTTCTCTTCCAGAGACTTGGAAGTGCGGGTGGCGTCCCTCGAGTACAGAGGCGCCATCTTACCGAGCCAACCGTTCATCTTCGGGGTGGACGTCCTAGAAGAATAAATTCTTGTAATATATTATGAGCACTCCTGCCAACATTCAAAACTTCTTAAAGGATGCCAACATCAACGTCGTTCAAGACGACACACCGAGGCGAGTCGTCGGTGTGTCCGTGGCGCCGGCACCCCGCCTGCGCCCGCGCCCGCGCCCGCGCCCGCGCCCGCGACCGCTGTCAAATCGAATGAACGCGTTTGAAACGCCACCGGGGACACCCTTGCGGAGGGCGAAATCCCTCTCCCCGGTGCGCATGCGTTTTCCAGAACACGTGATCTTCGACTCCGCGAGGAAGGCGTCTCCGGTGAAGCGCGCGATCGTTCCCAATCCCAAGCAGTCCTCCCTCGTGTTCTCACAGCTCGAGTACAAGATGTACAACGCGACGTCTAGACCACCGAAACCGGTGAAGGTCCACGTCGCGGCGATCGCGCGAAGGAAACCGCAGACGATCCCGGTGCGCGTGCCAGGTGACTACTTTCTCATCAAGATCGAAAACATTCAGGCGTGCGACGAGCGGTTCAAGTGCTCGTCCGAGAGGAAGAACACCGTGCAATTCAGCGGACAGATCGTTCGAGGGAGGGACCGGAGTAACTTTACGATGTACATCTTCAACAACGGCACGGTGAGGATCACCGGTGGGGTCCCAGGAAACAATCCGAAGACGATCGTGCACGTGCGAAACAAAATCCTCGACGAGTACACGCCCCTCATGAAGGAACTCTACGCCACCCTCAAATTCTCAAACCTCAACGCGCAGTTTAGGTTCAACGGCACGTTCAAACCGGACGTCCTCAAGCGGGTCCTCCTCCGGTACAAGTTCGAGTTCACGTACGAACCGGAAATCAAACAAAATTTCATCAAGGTGTCCTACAATAATCACAGTTTTCAGTTGTGGTTCACCGGGTTGGTGCAACTGTTCGGGTACAAAACGAAAACGCAGGTGGAGGAAGCCCACCGTCACGGGCGCGCCCTTGTGAAATTGTTGGAAAAGGAGGGGGCGACGACCCTCACCGGGGCGTATTCGAGTCCGATCCGGAAGCGTAAGAGGAACAACGGCAACCAGAGCCTGTTACCGAACCTCAACAAGCTCAACGCCATGAACATGTGCAAGATGAGCAAGAAGGAACTCTTAGCGTACGCCAGGCTCAGTGGGGTGACCCTCCCGAAACACATCCTGAAGGCGGACATTTGTAAGAAGATTCGGAACGCGCGAAGCGTGAAGGTTTCGAACGCCCAAGTGATGAACGATTTGTTGAACATTTTCGGCAAGGATTGGCTCCGAAGGTACGATTGGCTCGCCGCCCACGACATGCCAAAGGACATTCGAGAGGTACAGAAACTCATCTCCAAGTTACCGGAGAGCTCGCGCACGAAGACGAAGATCGCGGAGATCGAACGTGACTACGTGACGAGGGCGAAAACTTCGAGAAGAAAGTCTTACGACACGGCGCAAGAAAGACTCGTCAAGGCGGTGGCGGACCTGTTTTAATCGATCGTGCGTTGGGGCGCGGATATCTTCTTCAAGATGACCGCGTGATACTTAAAATTATATCCCGGGAACTCCTCCTTGATGATCATCGAGACCTGTTGGGCTTTCCCGAGATGTGACACACCGGTTTCCACGGAAACCCGCAAGAGATCGTTGAGGTACTTGTCGAGGGCGACGTACCTGCGGACCCTCTCCGCGGAGACCCCGTCGGTCTGCATTTGGGTCACCATGGGGTCCGGTTCGACGTAGTTCGCGTCCCACGTGAGAAACAAAACGACGATGGCGAGGAATAACCAAAGCATGTTTTAGTTTTATAATTACACAGAAATAATTTTCAAAACGTCGTTCACCTTGTGCACCAAATTGTACAACTCGTATGGGCACTCGATGACTTGTGGTCGGCATATTTCTAACTCTATTTGGTACACGTACGGGTCCTCCGAGTCGAGGTCTTGGGTGACCCCGGAAGCGATCGTCATGTCAATGCTCAAGTTTTTGCGCACGAAAGACTTTCTCTGCTTTACCACCTTTCGATCCATCTCGTATTGACCCGACACCGGGGTCTCCACCGACACCCCGAGACGCAAATCGAGGGGAGAATTTTGTTCGATAAAGTCCTCGTTCACTACGAGATTTTTTTGAATCATCGTCTGTTCTCCGGTCTCCCCACTCACCGAGAGCCTGATCTTGTGTTCGTCGTTGTAGTAGGAGTCCGTGTTGGTCACGAAGACGTTTTCGAACCCCGGATACTGCTCGAGACCCGCCATGATGGCGTCCCACTTCTCCTTTCCGACGTTGGTGTCGAAGAACTTCCCATTGTACCTCCCGAGGCGGAACTCAAACTCGATGTGAGGGGTGTTCCGGTGCGCCTCCAGGAGTTCCCAAACTTTATCCGTGATTCGTTGCACGTCAAACATACTTGTCAAATAATGGCGTTAATTTTTTAAGTCTCATCCTCGGCGTACACCAAAAGGGAGTACGGGGCTTTGGTTTCGAAATCCACCTTCCGGACGTGTTCGTCGTCGAAGAGGTACCAGTCCCCGGTCCTGGACCGCCCGAGGGTGACGTAGTGTCCACCGGATTGCGTGCCGAGGTGAAGACCCGCGGCGACGAGCGTGAACTTTCTCTCCCTCGCCTTGAGGGCGGTGGGGGCGTTCACGATGCCTTTTCGATCGAAGGTGAACATGGGGAACTTCGGAAGGTCCCGAATCAAACTCCGTGTGGTCGCCACGTTGTGGGTCTTCCCGTCGTCGTCCACGAAATCCGTGAGGGCGTTCCACTTGCCCGTGCGCTCCAACATGTCGAGGAGGTTCCCGCTCTCCATCATGGGGAGGATGCACGCGCCGAACGCGTCCTCCATCGTGGAAGTTCCACCGGGGTAAACGGTCTCTTGAACCCGGACGCCGTAAAACCACTTCTTGAGTTCGGGAATCTCCTTCTCGAGGATGTCGATGACGAGCAACACCGTCTCTTGGAGGTCGTTCTCGTCGAACTCGCTGATTCGGGGGAACTGTTTTTGGAGTTCGCGGAAGAGGGTCGTCGGGTCGTAACTGCCATCGCCGCCGCGGACAAACTCGATGTACGCCCTCGTGAACCCACACGTCCCATCGTAGTCGAGGGAGGCGACGTGGTCGGTCAGTTTGGGGATGTGCAACAAGCACTGGAGCGCACTCGAAAAGTGACAGGTGTTGGCGAGATTTACGATGCCCCTCATATTACACTTAAAAAGTCTCTCATCTTTATGTCTTCCTTGATGTTCACGATGGTCCGGTAGAAAGTTCTCCGGTTGTTCGGATACGTCTTGTCCGTGCGCACGTTCACCACCTTCCACCACATGGGTACGTCGTCCGTGACGTACTGACACTCCACGATCATGTCGTTCCGGAACCACGGGTGGTTCTCCGGACTGTCCGTTTCGTAGACGAGTTCCCCCCTCTCTTGGACGTACATCCTCCAGATCCCTCTGTGTTCGTCCCACCGGAGTTGGAAATCCACGGTGTTCTTCTCCCTCGGTTTCCACTTGAACATCGTCTCGTGGGTACCGAGTTTCACCGGGCAGTTCACCGGGGTGAACACCAACCCGTCCACTCTCTCCTTCACGGTGGGGAGGTAGTCGTCCATGAACGTCTGAAAATCCGGTAACGCGTGGAACGTCTTCACCCGGACCTTGTACGCGTCGAACTTCATCACCACGAGGTTGGAGACGAACTTTTGCATGGCGTCCAACCTACGGAGAAAGTCCCACCCACCCACGGGGATGTTCTCCACCATGATGGCGTCGTACGCGAGGAACGTGTTCTCGTAGAGTTCCCCATCCAGGATGGTGCCGTCGTACGCCTGCTTCCGGGCGTTCAGGGACACCTCCGTGATCTTGAACGAGCGATCGATCAACACAGATTTCCGTTGACCACCGACCGCGAGGAAGACGAGGAGGTGGCGGACCCCGTCCGTCTTCTCGCACACGACGTAATCGTTTTCGCGGAGTATGGGAAAGTGCTTCAGCTCCACCGAGACGGGTTGGCACCCGGGAAAGCGCCCCTCGGGGGTGCCGAAGACTTGACGAACGTAGGTGAGCACGTGATCTTGCCACGACATGTTTTGATTACAATTTTAGTCTTTAATCCTACTTCGCCTTGACCCCGGCAGCGTTCAAAATGTTACTGATGCACTCGTGTGGGTACGTCATGGTCAATTTCGCGTCAGTGTAGGCGTAAATTTTCACACCGGATTCCTTCATTTTCGTAAACATGTCCTTCGGGTGCACCTTGTCAATCTTTTTCCGCACCGGTTTCACCATCATCATCCAAGCGCGCGCGCTCGTCTTGTTCACCGCGTGGATGTCCTCGCCGATCTTCTGACCGGTGACGTCGGTATCGAAAGTGAGCCCGTACTGGGACATCGGCTCGTCGCACTTTCCGGTCACCTTCTCCTTGAACCTGGACCAGTCCACACCCGGTAACACCCCGGGGAAGACCAAGACGCCGACGCCCTCGTGTTTGTCCAGACACTTTTCGAGCGTTTCCGGGTTGATGAAGATGCCAAAGTCCACGAACAAGATGCGGTCGACGTCTTTTTTCAAGCACTGCTGAATCGACTCCGCCTTCTCGTACGGGTCGTCGTTCACGAAGACGATCTCGTTCGCGTGCCCATTCTTCACGCAGTTGATGTTGAACCGGAGGATGGAGTGAAGGGTCTTCACGTGACAAGACTCCGAGCGGGTGACGACGATGGTTGAGAATCGCAACATATTGATTAATTAAGCACTGATTGTTTTAAGCCTGTCTTTGAGGCATCCGGAGAATGGCAAGTTTCCCACGTGCCCGAGGGTGGTCCGCACGTCCGCGTAGATCTTCCCACCACACTGCTGCCACCGGCGACAGAAGGCGTAGTCTTCGGAGAGGTACCGCTTGTTCTCCGGGTCGATCATGCAGTCGAAACAGGCGTGGTAGTCATCAAACGTTCTGTTTTGGTGGTCGTTCTTACACCACAGTTCCGGAAACTTTTCTTCCATCTTTTTGAACACTTCCCTCTTGATCAACATGAACCCGGTGGGACCATCCAGAACTTCGATGAATCCGTTCTCCACCGAACGGCTCTGCGCGCCAAAGTTGATCACGAGACTCGACGCGAGCATGTTCGGGTTGCGTTCGTCCCCGGATTCGAGCGCCTTGGCGCACTGTTCCCACTGAACACACTTTTTGGGGTAGCAGGAGACGGCGATGTCGTGATCGCTCTCGATGAGTCTGAGGACGGAGTCGGCGTCGAAATCGATGTCAGCGTCGATGAACAGGAACAGGTCGGCGTCTGTCTCCTGCATGAACCGACCGACGGCGACGTTGCGCGCGCGGTGGACCAGGGATTCGTTCTCCGTGGTGTCGATGAAGAGCTGAATCCCTTTCCGGATCAGGAGGAGTTGAAGTTTTATGACTGAAGCCATGTATTGCTTCAGACATAAACCTCCATAGCATGGGGTGGCAAGGAAAACTTTCACCATTTGTAATTACATTTCGTTAGCAGCCTCTAAGTGTTTTGATATGTGTTGTTCGATTTTGTTTAAAGTGGGTACGGATATTTTACACACCTCGCACACCTTTGCTTTGGTCAGACGTCCTTTGAGGACGACGTAGATCACCGTGCTCGCGATGCTCTTCGGCGTCTTGCTCATCAGCTCGACGCACGCCTCGATGTTCCGGCACAGGTTCATGCACTTGATTCGCTCCTCCCTCGTGACCTCAAAGTCGTTGAGCAACCTCTGAATCAAGTCGCGCGGACGGGTCACCTCACCGGAGTTGACGTTCTCCGTCGTGAGGGTGTCCTTTATCGTGTCCATAAACATCTGCGTCGTCCGGGAGATGTCTTTCGACTTTATGTTGAACATCTCCGCGATTTCCTCCGTCGTCCTCGGGTTGTTTGACATCCTACACGCCAAGAGCACCGCGTTCGCCTTGATCCCGGCTCGCACGGCACCCCTCGTGAGCTTGAGCGAGTTGAACTTTCTGTACAAGATCTTCGCGTCCCGGAGGACGGTGTCCTGGATCGTCGGACACGCCTCGTCTATCTCGCGGTACACGTGAAACAGACTTCGGTCCTTGTGGTTCATGCTCATGTGGAAGGCGATCTTCGCCATCCTCTTGTTTTTGTAAGACGCCACCCGGGACGTCCCGATCGTCGTGCTCTTTCCCCAGTTTTGGGAGTACAACTCCGGGTTCGCGTTCGGGTTCCCACACCGCGCCGGATCCTTCGCGATCCCGTCCTGCGCGCCCGACGTCCACTCCGGGGTGTCACAGACGTACGTCGACTCCACGAGTCCGCAGTTCGTGCACACCGGCAGTCCGTCGCAAAATTGTTTTTCGTGTCCGCACTCCACGCACTGGTGCCAGTACACTTTCTTTTGTTTCATTGTTATTGTCGGCTTTTCGTTTTGTTTTTGTATTTTTTCCACGTCTGACCATATTGTTGCCAACATTTTTCGGTACTCTTAGTTGTGAATTTGTTTTTTCCAGCGGTGACGCGGACCGTTAGTCAACAAACCATGATGAAATCATTCTTTTCCATCTCATCTATCAGGTGCCCGTAGATCTCCATGAGCACGTCCTCGTGCTCGTACGTGCGGTTGGTCTCTTTGCGAACCAACTCGAGAGGTCCGACGCCGAGGACCGCGCTCAACTCGTCCTGTCGGTCGAATATGTCGTCGTACTTGACGCACACGATCTTGTAGTTTCTCTCCGGGTTAGGGGTGGTGTAGTTCCGGTAAAATTCCTCGAAACCCATGTAGTCCACCTTGTCCCTGACGGTCTCCTGCAATCCCTTTTCCGGATCCTCCGCCTCTATGTTTACCCTGGCACTCTTCTTCAAGTGCCTTGAGAAGAGGGACTTGATAGGATTTTTGTAAATGTATATCACGACGTGTTGATCCAAGTTTTCTTCCGAGACTTGCCTGGTGCTAAAGTGTTCCCCTCGCACCTCCGTGAGTTTCACCGGGGGGTTTCTACTGTGAATGTGCGTCACGTTTCCGTGTTTTCGTAGAGCGGCGCACAACATCTTAGAACCACACCCTCCGTAAGAGCAAACATGAAAAGTTCGTCGACTCATATATTAATGGGGACCATATTTTTTTGCCAGATAATCGACTGTGTCTTTGAAACTTCGCCCACCAGGGCTTCGAGGCTCCCACTCTGACCACGCGTCCTCAATTTCCGCCGCATTCGGTGGCGGTGTCAGGGTCCGGTCGGAGTCGCTCGCGATAAAACCGGAGAGGGACGTGTCGTCCTCGCTATCCTCCGGTGTCCACACGTCGCTGCAGTCATCCACGAGGTTGACCGTTTCGAGATCCACCCATTGATCGCCCTCGCCCACGCGTTTCCAGTTCAAATCCTCGAACGTGCTTTCCGGGTAGTGCTCCATAAGGGACTCGTATCGCACCGGTTGGACTTCTTCCTCCACCGCGTACACGGTGGCGCTCTTGTATATCTTATCCGTCGCCGTGAGGTAGTTGACACCGAGGACGTTCCCGGTGTTCATCGAGACGCGTCCAAGGAAAATCTCTTCCACGTCGTCCTCGACCGCTAAAATTTTAACAATTTCACCTGTTGAGATTTCTTGACCCACGATCATTTTTTTTTGCTTAGAATCGTCAGGCAAAAAATATTTACCACTTTTACCGAGCAGGAGGTGATGACATTTTTTATTTATTCCAAGGAAGGTTGCGAGTACTGCGAACACGCAGTCAAACTATGTGAAGCGGATGGGTTGGAATATGAAAAAGTCATGATTGAGAAGGAGGATCTGAAACGCAAGTGTGGTGGGAAAGAGTTTGGTCAGTACCCACAAATTTTTTTCGGGGAAAGGAGGTTGGGTAGTTTTTTCGACTTTCAAGATTTTTTGGAGGACGAATACGAACCCATGTTGGCGCCCACCCTCAACCGGTTCACGGTGTTTCCGTTGAAACACCCAAACTTGTGGTCACTGTACAAGAAGGCACAGATGTCCAACTGGACCGCGGAGGAGGTGGACTTCGCCAAGGACATGGAAGACTGGAAGAACCTCAGTGACGGTGAACAAAAGTTCATCAAGTACGTGCTCGCGTTTTTCGCCGGAAGCGATGGGATCGTCTTTGAAAACATCAACAACAATTTCGCGGACGAGGTGCAGTACCCAGAAGCCAGATCGTTCTACGCTTACCAAGCGCACAACGAGATGGTGCACGGAGAGACCTACTCGAAACTCATCGACAAGTACATCACAGATCCGGTGGAAAAGAAAGAACTCTTCGAAGCGATTCAGACCATTCCGTGCATCGGACAGAAAGCGAGATGGGCGATGAAGTGGTTCGACACGAAAAAGAGAAGTTTCGCTGAGAGACTGTTCGCCTTTGCCTGTGTGGAAGGCATCTTCTTCTCGGGAAGTTTCTGCGCCATATTCTGGTTAAAGAAGAGAGGACTCCTCCCGGGTCTGTGCTTTAGCAACGAACTCATCTCCAGGGATGAGGGTCTCCACCAGGAGTTCGCCGTGGAATTGTTCAACATGCTCAGACACAGACCGTCTCCGGAGACGATTCAAAACATCGTCAAGGAGGCGGTGGAGATCGAGAAGAATTTCATCATCGACGCCCTCCCGTGTGCCCTCATAGGGATGAACGCGGAAAAGATGGCACAGTACATCGAGTACGTCTCTGACAGACTCCTCAAACAGGTCGGGGTGCCACCGGTGTGGAACAGTTCGAACCCGTTCGATTTCATGGAGAACATCTCCCTCGATGGGAAGACAAACTTTTTCGAGAAGAGGGTCGCCGATTACGCCAAGATGGACGACGACAACTCCAACATAGGTTTCGACGAAGAATTTTAATCTGCATTCATAGTATGAGCCGCCAAACGTTTCCTTTCATCGTCGGCGTGTGTACCATCGTGAGTGTGTGTGCGTCGTTAGTCTTTTACATGCGGAACGTGGGAGCACTCCCGTTCGCACCGGCACTTGCACCGGCACCGGCACCGGCACCGGCACCCGCACCCATTCCTGAACCGGACATGACACCACCGTAATTTACAAACTTTTTACAATGCACACCGGGTGTGGATTGCAAAAAGAAATAATGTTTTAGAATTTATTTAAGGCTTCATGACACTCACGTTGCTTCCATCCGGGCACTTGCACATCATCTCGTTCGCCGCGGTCGGGGACGGACCGATTTCAGCTAATTGAAAGTCGAAGGAACCCAAGTCGAGGTCAGACTCCTCGAGACCCATGAAGCCGAGTTCCAGAACCGGAGCG